AGCTGGACAACAAAACGTTGGACTAACTATCCAGGTCAAGTGGGTTATACTTTAAACACATCAGCTTCTGGTTCTTATTCATTACAGATTAACATTAATGGTACATGGGTTACTATTAAAACAGGTACTGCCTCCTGTAGCTTTAGTGTTCCGATTAATAATGAGAGCCAGCAGAAGGTAAGAGTGGCTTTGAAATTATCATAATGAAAGTATTTATTAATATTACAGAAGCAGCTTCAGAAGATACTTTAAAAGCCTTTAAAGCTGCTTTCTTTTATCTAAATAAAGAGCATCAGTACTCTTTTATTAAAGAAAAAGATACTGATATTACTATTAACTTAACTACACAGTTCTTTCCTTTAAAGAGTTTAGATACTTATCTAAATTCTTATAAAGATAAAGAGCTAACTCTAACAGAAGAATCTCCTTTAATATTTAAAGGTTCTGTATATTTAAAGAATCCTCAAACTAAATACTTTATTTGGTTTCCTAAACTTATAGATGATTTATTAAATATAGTAGAGATTAATAAAAGTAATGCTGAGTATTTATCTAATCTAGCATATGTTTATATGTTTGGTTCTGTAGCAAAGAGTAGCCAAGTATATCTAGATAAATGTGAACAAATACTAAAGCTTATTTATCCTAATATCTTTTCTAATTATAAGTTATCCTTTTCAGGTATAGAGCTTGTTACAGCCAAAGCATATGGAGTACAGCTTATTTATGATAAGTTAGGAGTACTAGCTAAACCTTCTAATAGAAGTTTAATTAATAAGAATGTCTGCTTTGCTTGTGTTACTTCAATAGAATATACCGAACCTACTTATGTATTCTTACATAGTATGTTTGCCTTTAATAATATTAAAGTGTTTAAAGTTTATTATGTTAATGGAACCAAGAAAGCTGTAAAAGAATTACAGGAAAAATACAGTAAAATCTCTCCTAATATAGAAGTAATTCAATATTCTTACCATACTAAAGCTAAAACAGAGTTACATTTTAATAGGGATTATGTAGATAGTAAGATGAGTATTCTAGATGAACTTACTCCTTTATATGACCTTACTGTTATGTGTGACTGTGATATGCTATGCCAAGGCAACCTTAAGAGTACATTACTAACAGCTAATATCTCATCAGGTAATATCTTTGGTGGAAGAGATATATTAGCAATACATGGAGCTACCTTAATTAATTGCTTTAAGTATATTAACGGTGGCTTTATTATTTATAAAAAGGGTAGCTATAATTTTAAAGACTTGTATTATAAATGGAAATGTACCCCTCATAAAGGTGATGTAGGTTTCTATAATGAACAAGACTTTATTAACTATACTTTCTATAAACAAATTACATATCTACTAGATATAAATAACTTTACTGCTCATCATAGGTCTGTAACCAGTAAAGCCTCTCCTATCATGTATCATTATTGTGGTCCCGTTAAACCATATCAGAATATAAGAAATGAACGCTGCAATACTGTTAATAAAGTAATTCAAGGTTATATTGAAGCTACTATACCTGAGACTATGTTCTTTACTCTGTATTACAATTATGTAGATACAATTAAAGAGGACTTAGATCCTATATTTTTAAAAATTATTGATTATTTAAAACACAGTGGTGAATTAAATAAGTATAATGATTTGGTTCTCAAATATAACTTAACTAAATTAGGAATTTAATATGGATATTTCATACTTATCTGCTAAATGGTGTTCTAACGAAAAGCAAGCTATCCTCTTTGAAGGCTTAATTGTTGAAGGGGAGGACTTTGGTAATTTTATTGCTGATACTACTACTGATATTGGTAAAGCTTTATTACAGCATGTTAAAGCCCATGGTTGTAGTATTACAGAAGTACAACAAGCAGATATTGCTCCAAGTATTAACATCTCTCAGAACCAAGCAATTAAAAATATTACTTCTTGGTTCTATAATTATGTAGATACCCAAGCACAGACTAAGACATATGCTAATGCAGATAACTGTATTTCTTATTTATTCTCTACTAATGAGACTTATAAAAAAGAAGCTAATGTATTTTTAAAGTGGCGTGATAATGCTACAGTTATTTTTAATCAGTTTATTGAAGACTTTAAGTTAGGTAAGGTTTCTATCTTAGACTTTAATACTGAGAATTTATTAAAGAAGCTTCCTCCATTTAATTGGGTAGCTAGTGATAGTTTATATGCTGATTTAGAGTCTTTCCTACAGGATACAGTAGTACAAGAAGACACTTTCTTAGATAAGAAAGCTGCTAAGTACAATGATATTAAAAAAGAGTATTTACGTCTTAAAGGATTAAATTGCTCTGATACTTATTTTAATTCTAGTGTACAGAATCTATATATTAATGGTGACCTACAAGCTAAAGTAAACATTGAGTCTCTTTTAGCTACAGCAGATAGTAAAAAGAAGATTCACTTTAGAGCTTATAGTAACTTCTGGGTAGATTTAACTAAGAATGAGTTACAGACTATCTATAAAGAGTTACTACAGAATCAGATATATTTAACTACTCAATACTGGGAAAAGACCCAACAAGTAATGGAGAGTGAATCTGAAGCTGAATTAGCTAAAGTAGATACTTCATTTGAGGGGGAGTATTTTGGTTCAAGAACTAAGGAATCTGATTTAAAACCGGAGTATTAAATGCCTTGTGAAGTAAAACAGTTAGTATTAAGTCCAGTATTAACTACAAGATGTAACCTAAGATGTAATTACTGTGGTTATGGTTGTTCCTCTAAGAACAGTAACTTTGATGCTGACCCAGAGAAAGTAATTAAAGGATTTAGTCATTTACACTTTCTTAAAAAAAGATATAAAGGAGACCATGATGTAGTACTAGGCTTACTAGGTGGTGAACCTTTACTATATCCTCATCTTATAGAAATAATGACTTATGTACATGACCATTTACCACTATTTAATAGAGATATAGTTACTAATGGTCTTATGGCTCCTAAGATGTCTAATAAGCTTATAGATGCTATTCTAGCTAATGATTATCAGTTAGATATTAGTAAGTATAACTTACCTAATTATGACTATGATAAGTTAGGTAGATACTTAACTTCTTTAGGAATTAAGTGGCACTTTATACATACATCTATGCAGGATATAGATGTAAAACAAATACCAGATACACAAGCATGGTTCCATCATCATCACTATGTACTTAATGGTCAAGTTCGTTCTAAAGGATGGACTGCTGCTGACTGCAGAGCTTTTCTTAAAGGTATGGCTTGTGTACCTTTATGGGAAGATAAGTTATATACCTGTAGTAATGTATTTGAAGTACAAAACAATCAATGGTCAGATAAAATACATATGGATATACCTATTGTAAAAGGTAGTGAGTTATTTAATATAACTGACTTTAAATCTATAGAAGACATACTAGCTGTATTAAATACTAAGTATGCTTTCTGTGACCATTGTGTTGATGCAACCTTGGTGCCTTGGTCTACTAACATTAAAGTTAAGAGTATCTAATGAAAGTATTATATTCTAGTATTGCTGTAGGTGAGATGTATGGATGGTTTGCTTATAATTGTCTATCATCTTTTAAAGATTTAAACACTGGTTCAGTAGAATGGGAAATACAGACTGATTCTAATGAATCTATAGAATACTTTAAAAAATTACTATCTCCTTTAGAAGATAAGAATCTTCATTTCATATATTCTTTAATGCCTCAGGCTTATAAAGAAGTAGATGTTAATAAATATATTACTTTAGGTTGGGCACCCTATAAATCTGCTTGTTTTTTTATAGATAGAATTAAACATATAGAAGATTTAAAGAACCAAGGTAAATATGACATATTAGTAACAGTAGATTTTGATTCAATATTTAGAAGAGACCCTTCAGAATTAGTTAAAGCTTTTATACAAAGTAATAAGACTTATGGAGGAGCTAGAGAACCATATGATATTGTTACTAGCTATAAAATGAATAATAGAGGTAGGTATTTAAAAACAGATAAAACTTTTAAGTATGAGTCTTATTTTAATTTAGGTATGGGTTTTTTAAACTTAAGAAAATTACCTGATAATATTTGGAATACTTTTAAAGAAATGTCTAAAGATTGTGAGGAATTATTTAATGTACAAGACCAATCCTTTTTTTGTTATTTAATACCTGAAGAAGAAAAATGTATTTTAGATGACGCTCAATTAGTAGTACACCTACTATGGAAAAAAGAATATAGAATTAAGCGTGACCCCTATTTAATACATTTTTCCCCTGATATTCATTTAATGTTTGAAAGATTTAATATTAATGACATTAATCCGTGGCAGATACTTAAAATAAAGTATTACTATTTATTTGCTAAGTATGCTTTGCAAAATAAGCATTTATTACCAGATAAAGTAATTGATAATATTAAATATAATTTATGCTTTATTAAATTTATATATAAAAATAAAGCATATGCTATAAAGATTCTAGAAGACCTCTATAAGATATAATCTTCCTTCCTAATATGCTTAATTGTATGTGGTATCCATTTATATTGTTTGGTTCCCGGTTGGCAATATTTACATATATCTGGATGCCATGACATAGGTAACTCTACCAATTCTTCCTTAGACTTAATACTCTTTATAGGTACTAAGTCTATTTTGTAATTAGTACCAAATAGCTGATTCCTCATAGGAACACTATACTGAATACCACAAGCACCAAAGTATCCATTATTTATATATAAACAACCATATCCACAATCTATATGTGTTTTTGCTACATCTTTATTAATAGGCTTTAAAGTAGTAATAGGAGCTGTAAACATAGCTTTAAATTGTGGAGTATGTTCTGCTTGTAAGTAACACCAGTCTATATGATATAAATCTAATTTATGATTTAATTCTTGGATAGCTTGTCTGTTCTCAGGATACTCTGATAATAGTACTCTGACATTTAAAGCTTTTATAATCTTTAAATATTCTTTTTGTTTATTTAATACTAAACCATTAGTAATCATCCATAATTCAGTATTAGGTAATAATTTCTTAGCAAATACAATATATGAATACCAATTAGGATTTACAGTAGGTTCTCCACCTAAAAATACTAATACTGCTATAGCATCCTTCCACTGAGCTAGATAAGTTAAATCATCTTTAAACTGATTAAAATCATACTCTGACTTAGGAATTTTATTAGTATTAGTACCAAACATGCAGGCAGAACATTGTAGATTACATCTATTAGTTAAAATAACGTCTATCTTAATTTTGCCTTGTTTATAGTATTCTAAATTGATTTTATCCATTCTAAATTATTTCCTAAGACTCTTACTAAATTCATTGTTTTCAACATAAGCTGCTATTGTTGATTTCTAATTAATAATTAGAGGCTGTGGTTCCTCAAGAGATAAAGATTTTAATACTTTAGCTTTTTTAATTAAAGGTAAGCCTAAAGCTTTAACTTTATACTTAGCTCCACCTGCTTTAGGTGCATCTTTTAAAGATACTCCCATAACTTTAGCCACTTCTTCTACTTTTATTGGTTCAGAAGCTAATACAGCTTCATGGATACCTTTATCCATACATAAATTCATATCATTCTCTAACCACTCTACATTATAGAGTTGATAAGAACCAGTAGAATAGAATCTAGCATCATTGTGCTGGAAATCATATATCATACCCTTACGAGCGTTAGGACCATAGGTCATACCTAAATAAAATACATAAAGCTCTATATTTTTTGCATTACAGTAATCCTTTAAAGATTGAACTAGTAAAGCTCTATTCTTACCATATGGCTCATCTGTATTACATAAAGCATCTATAGTAGAAATAAGAAATATCTTCTTGGTTCCTGTAAATTTTTTTACAGTAGTTAATAGAGACATACAAGACATAGCATCTTTTTCTGGGTCTTTATTAGCTAGATATTTAACACCTGAAGGTGCAGCTATAGTAATAATGTTAGCTGGTGTACCATATGCTAATACAACTTTAGAATTAACCTTTAAATCATATACTCCTTGAGTCAGACTTGAACCAATAAATCCAGTATGACCAATTAATACATTTAATCCTTCTTTCATAAATTATTCCTTATAAGATATTTTTGAAATATAATGAAGTTGGTTAATAAACCAATATCCAATTAACACATTCATTTGAGGTATCCTATGATTAATGGTAATCCTACATCTACTGATGAAACTAGAGAGCTAGCTTCTCATAATAAGGTAGAGCATAAAGCAGACCCAATCCCTAATAAGCAACCTACTACTACAGACGAAGCTAGAGAGTTTGCTCGTATTGCTAGAGACCATGCTCGTCCTAATGATAAGCCATCTGCAGAAAAGCCTCCTAAGCATATTACTAATACTGATGAGGCTAGAGAGGCATCTAGAATTAAGTAATTTAAAAAGGCTCTTCGGAGCCTTTTTAAATATTATCTAAATCTTTTAATATACTAAATACATTAGGCAGTTTACCTGCAAATACAGTATAAATATTCTTATCTACTTGAGTAAATAAAGCCTGTCTAGTATTAGTAGATAAATATTTAGTAAATTCCTTTCTATCTCTATAATACATATTTACTTCAGGTATGTAATGATGAACCAACTGTAATACTCTATCCCATTCTATCTCTATAACTGAATTATCATAATAAACATTAGTAGCTATAAGAGATTTAGTTATATCTTTCCTTGGTTCTCTATGTATCATAGTATTCCAATATGAGCCATCTACTACTGCATGTACATCATTAGGTAGGTTATCTTCAAAATAGTAGATATGCTGTTTAACTGCTTGCATATCTAATAGTTCATATCCACTACTATTTAATATAGGATTAATACCACCATAAGCACAAACAATAACTTTATCAAAATGATATGTACCATGGTCTGAACATACATCTATACCTGTAGGTAGGTTCTTTAACTTATAGGCATGAGCACATTCAGGAGCTTCATTTAAGGTATTAAGTAAATGACTAAGTAATCCTTTTATATCTATAGAGTATTCCTTAGCTTTAAACACTCCTTGTACATTAGCTGTATTTACATAGTCTAATTTACATGGTTTAACTCTAAGTTTGTTTTCTTTAGCTATTTTTTTAAATGAGTCAAAGGATACATTAGAGTTTTTATCTACTAAGTAGTAGCTATTAAAATCCTTAATAATAAAGTCTCTATACCATTTATAAAAAGTAGCTCCATTCTTAATACAGCATTTTAAATCTGATAATGACCTAGAATAGAACATGCCATTATGCAGTCTAGCCTGACAGGCTTGAGATGCTTTAGGTTGGTTACTATCTAATACTCTTACATAATAACCTTTACGAGTTAAATAGCTGGCTATAAATAAGCCATAAAAACCACCACCAATAATACCAACTCTAATCATAATTCTATTGTTACCCTCTTTAGTTTATTTAAGTAAGGTATGTATTTTACCAATAAATTAGGTGTTACATGACAATTAACCACATCACCTTTAATAAGTAACGGAGATTCACCTATAGCTTCTAAACAAGGTAAACATACATGAGCTTTTAAAGGATTGTATTTATTAATATCAGCAACACAGCTAATACCTGTATTAGCTATTGGTTCAAATAATAATTTTTTATGGTATCTATGAGCTATAGATTGTAATTCAGTATAAGTAGTCTCTTGTTCTATAGCTGGTCTATATCTACTTGAACCAAGCATAAGATACTTAACATCACATTTATCTGCTAGCTCACATGCTTCCATTATTTGGTCTTCAAAATCATGGTCTTTATAAAATAAAGAACCAATACAATACATCTTAAATTGCTTAGCTATAGCTTTACAATTAGGTCTATTAACTCCTTCTATAAATGAAAAGTTAATATAATTATGTAAGTTATATAGACGTTTAAACACAAGACGAGTATTGTCATCCCATAACTTAGTTGTAGTAATGCCTATTTTCATATTAAAAACGCTCATAGATTAAAATTAAAGGCTAAGGTGATAAATTTACCTTAGCCTGATAGTAATGTCTCTGTATGATGAGATTTAGTGGGTTCTTGATGATTTAAACAGTTTTGCTAACTTTTATTTGTTTTCAGTACCATGAGAAGCTTTAATACCTTTAAAATTTTCTTCAATGTGTTTATGAAAAATAGTTTCAATGTCATGCACCTGTTCTTTTGTGATAACCTGTTTAGTTACACAATCTAGCATTGAAGAGTTCATCATATTTGATAGCTTTAGCGCAATATCATCATTAGCTGTAAAGACACTACTTAGCATTATTAATGCAAATATAAATCCTAAAACTCCTCCAATAAATACACTAATAATATTATCCATTATTCCTCCTAATATATTTATTATTCCTGACTATTTAAAATCAGTATGTATCTGTAGCCTATTATTATTATCAATGTATATCTTAACTACTTTACAATTTAATAAAGCATTAATTTCTTTACGTTTTAGTAAAGTACTAATAGAACCATGTCCAATAATATCATCTGAGAACCAAATATAAACATACTGGTCTGTATCTAACAGAGGAACTAAATCATTTAAGGTCATAGTTAAAAGCCTCATGTTTTAAGTAAGGTCTGAAGTTTACACACTTACATTCTTCAGTATGTTCAAATGAACAAGAATTTTTAGAACGATAATAATCTAATGCACCTATAATAAATAATATTAAAAAACAAATTATTACAGTAATAATACATGCAAGAAATAAGTAGAATAATGCTTTATCTTGGTTCATTAATAGACCTCTTTATATGGTGTACCAATAATAAACTCTTCCTTCATATTATGAAGTTCATTTAGTAGCTCCACATTACTTGCTCCATCTTGAATTAAATCTCGTATGTTTTGCTCTAAAATAGTTAGTAATTTAATTACTTCATCATGAGTATAAGATTTCTGATTATAATACATTTACTTTCCTTATAATTAGGAGGCTTATATGCTTGATAGAAGCACTCCTGCTAAATTTATATCCTTCATATATGAAACCTTTACTGTAAGATTCCATATACATTCTGAAGACGGTTCTATATGGGTAGTTGGTAAAGATTTATGTAATATCTTACATAAAACTAATCCTAGTTATCTTACCAGATACTTACCTAAAGAAGCTGTCATTAAGCATAAAATAAATACTTTGAAAGGTTCTCAAAGTATATTATGGTTTAAGGTAGATAACCTTAGATATATTAAACATAACTTATATTTAAAGAATTTTATTTATTGGTTAGATACTCAAATTAAACATAAGTTATCTACCACAACAGAAAGCTTAGTATCCCTTAAGGAACCAATCTTAGTAGAGAAGAAAGATTTAGAGTCATTACTTAAGATAGTTAAGAATCTTACTCAACAATTAGACCTTTAGAATATTATCTTAATACCTTAATAACCCATATGCTTTTAAATGTAAGTAATATTGCTTACTTTAATCTAAAGGTGATTATTATGGGTGATTATGCTAGTAAAGGCTTAGCCAACGGTGTTGGTATTCCTGCTTTAGTTCTTGGTTCTCTTGGCTTCCTTGGTTCTGGTGAACCAAGGCAGACCTAAGTTAGAACAGCTATTAAATTCAATGCAGATAGTAGCAGACAGTCAAGGTAAGTTTGATGTAGATAATCTGCATAAGAATATGAAATTAGCTTTAAATAAAATGGGTGATAGAGCAACTATTCCGCTTATTAATTACACATTTGATGAAGTTGATTTAGATAAAATATTTGGGTATTTAGAGGGAAGCTATGGACAGAGTAATTAGAGATGTAGGCATGGCTAATGCTAAGGTTACTTTTGATGAAGCTGAGCATATGGCTATTGCTACTATAGATTGGATTTATAGAGATATAGAAGACCAATCACATGCAACATGTGAAGAAATACATACTGTAAAGAAGTGTTTACAGGTATTGAAGCTGGTTCATGAATTAAAACTAGAACATAAAATGTAATATAATAGGGTAGCTAAATCGCTACCCTATTTACTTTCTTACTTACTAGGAGATTGTTATGAAAATGTCATTTGGTAATGCCATTGAGTTTATCAGAGAACATCCTCAATTTAAACTACAATCAAAAGATTGGGAAGCTTGGGAATATATTACTTGGGAATGGTCCTCGGATAAAGTCAATGCCGTTACTACTAGATTACTTAAACATGATGGTGATACAGTGTCTGAATGGACACCCACAACAAAAGATTTAGTGAATACTGAGTGGAATATATTTACATAAAATAAAGCCCCATATAGGGGCTTATTTATTACTTACCAGTAGAACCAAATCCCTTGGTTCCTCTATCTGACTTACTTAGTTCATTATCAAACTGTTCATTAGTAAAAGATACTAAAGGTAGAATTACTAACTGAGCAATTCTATCTCCCTTATGAATCTTATGGCACCAAGCCTTCATATTTACTTTAACTTCGCCTCTATATCCAGAATCAACAGTACCATAGGCTACAGTTACACCTTTAGCACTTAATCCAGAACGAGGACGAATATCACCTACACAGCCTTTAGGAATTTCCATAGCTATACCTGTCTTAATTAAAGTAGGTTTATTAAATACAAGCCATGTATCCTCTACAGCATATAAGTCATATCCTGCATCTGTAGGATGGGCTTTAGTAGGTATAACAGCATCAATATGAAGAGCTTTAAATTTTAAAATTTTCTTATTCATCATTTCCTCAGAAATATAATATTTTGATTTGAACTACCAGCATATTGTACTGGTTTTAAAGAGTGAATATAAGGACCATCTACAAGAACATCTATATATTTTAATATAGGATTATCTTTAACTTGTTGGTGTATTCTACCTGTCCATAACCATATAGATTTAGAAGTAGAAGCTTTAACAGCTTTAACTAATGATAATACTGTATCTTGGTTCTTTGGTTCTAGTGGGTCACCACCTAGAATACTTAAACCATTAATATAAGGTTCTTGTAATGTTTTAATAATATCCTCCTGTATTTTATCTGTAAAAGGTTTACCTGCATTAAAATCCCAAGATTCTTTATTAAAACAACCTTGGCAATGAATAGTACAACCACTTACAAATAATGATACTCTGATACCGGGTCCATTAGCAGTATCATACTTGTTTAATCCTAGATAATTCACATTGATTTCCTTTGTTTAATCTCATCTAGTTTTGCATCATTCATACGAGTATGACCATTAATATTAGAATAGCCAAGATAACCACAAACCCTACTAATAGTTGTAATGTTATGACTGCCGCAACTAGGGCAAGTTTTACCACCATTAGTAAAAGAAGTACCACAATCATTGCAATGACAAGAATCAAAATTTACTCCTTGATAAAAACCTAATGACATGCCTCTTTCTATGATAGCTTTGGTAGCCTCTAAGTTTTCAGGATTATCTAAGCGTACATATTGAATATGCCCTCCGGCTACTTTATGGAAAGCTGCTGCTTCGGTATCCTGTTTTTCAATAGGAGTAATATCTTCAGATACATGACAATGGAAGCTATTACTAAAGAAAGAGCCAAATTGATTATCTCCTGTGTATTCTCTATATTGAGTAGCTTGAGTACCACATAGAGACTCTGCAGGAGTACCATATAAAGCATATAAATGGTGGTCCTGTTCTTTATATTTATCTAGTTTAGCTAAGATAAAATCAATTACTTTATTAGCAAAGATTGATTTATCTTCATATAAAGATTTACCACACCACAACACAGTTGCTTCATTTAATGCAGTAATACCAAAAGAAGCAGTCATATAATCTACTAAGTCACCTACTTCTTCATCAGGTTGTCTATAACCGTTGTAGAATCCTCCTTGTGTAAAAGCTAGAGGATTTGTACTTGCCTTAGTATGTCTGATAATTTCATAGCGTTTACATAGAAATTCTCTAATAACCTGTAATCTATCAGATAGTAGATTCCAAAATGATTCTTTCCAGTTAGTACTAAATTCTTTTTTAGCTACTGCAATAATTAATGGGATATTAAGCGATACTGCACCTATATTACATCTACCTACTGTAACTACTTTATTAGTCTTTGGGTCCACCCAATGACTTAAGTAGGCACGACAGCCCATAGGGCTAATAATCTTGTTATATAGGTGATATTCCATACCTACTTGGTTCTGTTCTATATTACCTGTAAGACTTAAATAATCAGGATACATACACTTAGAACTACACTTAACAGCTTCATTAAATAATTCTGAAGCATAATCATCATGGTCTATTAAATTCTTATCATATAAGAAGACTAATTTAGGAAATACCACTGGTACTCCATCATATCCTTTTTGTCTTACTTTAAGGATTACTGAGCCAATCATATTTAACCAATATTTATTATCTGTTGGTTCATTAATATTCCATTGACCAAAAGTAATAGTAGTAAATGCAAAGTCGCCTCTACTAGAAGGTACAGTATTTAACTTTAATTCTAGAGCTTGAAATCCTTGCTCTAGTTCTCTAATGGTAGAAGCTTTAGCTTTTTCGGTGTTATTATCATAATCAATTAAATAACGGTCATAAGACTTTATTACATAAGGAAGTAATACCTTATCTAATTCAGGAAGAGTAAATCCACCAAACTGTTGAGCAGTAGCTACTAAAGTAATATCACCTATTACCTGTAGTGCTGATAATACTGTTTTTGGTTCTGTATAATTGATACCAGACATTTTAAAGCCACCCTTTAAAACGTTACCTATATCAAATAAACAACAATTTACTGAACCAAAAATCATATCTCTAAGGTCATGGATATAAATATCTCCTCGTTTAGTAAGGAATTTTTCTGTTTTAGAAAGATAGAATTGTTTATATAATTCTTTTGTTAGAGCACCTTTTACAAGTGAGCCCTTTGTGGATACTAAAGAACTATCAAAATTAGCATTTTCCCTATCACCTAAAAAGATAATTTGGTCTGCATCTTCTTTAAGTTGCTCCCATGATTTAGCATAGGTATTCTTATAGTCTCGGTATTCCTGATAAGCACTAGCTATTAAATTAAAATTATGATGAATCAACTGACTGATAACTATTTCATGTAATTTAGCAGAGGAAATACAATTATCTTTAAGATATTTACCTGCTACTTTTTTACAAGCATTAGCTATAGTAATAGCTTGATTATGAGTAATAGAACAATCAACTCTAGATGCTGCTTTATTAATAGCAGTTACTATTTTTTCATTGTTCCACTCATTAATACATCCTGATTTATTAATTACTTTCATTTATTAAAGGTCTCCGATAAAAAAATAAAAGGACATTCAGTTTAATACTTTTAGGATAAAAAATGATTATATATGATATTATTTTTTGCTCTTGTGCTGGGTGCCTAATTAGATACATAAATTTATATAAATTAAGGCATACTCTAAACTTTGTTTATTTGGTTCTTGATATGTTAGTAGCTGCCTTTATAGGGTATCTATTTTCTAAGCTATATGAAGATATACATATGTCTTACAATGTAGCCCTAGTTACAGCTACTCTGTTAGGAAATGCTGGTTCAAGAGCTTTATATATACTAAAACGAATGATTAATCGTTCAGTTCAATTTACATTATTTGATGAGGATACTAGAAATGACAGCACGAGGAATAAGAAATCATAATCCGGGTAATATCAGATTAGGCACTAGGTGGAGAGGTTTAGCTGATAAGCAAACTGACCCATCATTTTGTGTGTTTAAATCTAATACCTATGGCTGCAGAGCTTTACTTAAGTTATTAAGAACTTATGTAATTAAATATAAATGTAATACTATTACAAAGATTATATCTAGATGGGCACCTAACCATGAGAATAATACAAGTGCTTACATTCTTTATGTAGCAAATAAAGTTAATAAGGGCACAACAGAACCATTATCTTTTAATAAAGCTTTATATATTAAAATAGCTAAAGCTATTGCTTATCAAGAGAATGGTACAGATGCTAAGATTATTTCTGAGCAGGTATGGGAAGATGCCTATGCTCTCATCTAAATATACTATTATTGGTTCTATAATGTTATGTGTTGTATGTACTTGGTTTGGTTATTACCAAGGTTCTAAGCATGTACAAACATTATGGAACCAAGATAAATTAGAACAGGCTCAGTATATTAATAGACTTCAACAAAATTATCTTAATAAAGAATCTGTATATATTACTGAGCTTAATAATATTAAGGATACTTATGCAAAAGCTAAAGATGAATATACTAAGAAGCTTAATGCTATTAAGTCTTCTTATTCTATGCAGTTGCAGCAGTCAGAACAAAGAGCTTCGGTATATAAATGTGAAGCCCTCAGTACAGATGGATGTACTAACCTTGCAGAATATGCAGGTAGACTCGACAGAAGTCTTACAGAAGGCAGAGATGTGGTTAAACAGCTCAGAGAGCTTGTTAAACTCAGAGATGCTCAAATACAACAAATAGGTAATACCTATAAAGCTGAACATACTTTAATGGAATAAATATGCAAGATAATAGTCAATTACAACCTAAAAAGCTTACTTCATGGAAGAATGAGCCAACTATAGAAGTATTAAAGAGAGACTTTGAAGCATCTAAGCAGACTCATATAGTACAAGCTAATAAGGTTATTCGTTGGAATGATATTAGAAATGTTACAGGTAAGAGTAAACCTGTAAAGATTAAAGGTAGGTCTAGTATTCAGCCTAAGTTAGTAAGAAGACAGGCTGAGTGGAGATACCCTGCTTTATCTGAGCCATTCCTTAATTCTGAGAAAATATTTCAGGTTAATCCTAGAACCTTTGAAGATTTAGATGCTGCTAAGCAGAATGAGATATTACTTAATTATCAATTTGATGTAAAACTTAATAAAGTTAAGTTTATTGATGACTATGTAAGAACAGTAGTAGATGAAGGTTCTTGTATTGTACAAATAGGATGGGAACGTCTTACTACTAAAGAAAAGCAGGTAGTACCTGTATATAGTTACTATCCTGCTGAAGATGAAGAAGCATTAGCTATTCTTAATCAGGCTTTAGAGTTAAAACAGAAGAATCCTAGAGAATATAATGAGAATATTGATGAAGCTATTAAAGCTTCTATTGACTATTCACAACAGAATGGTGGAGAACCAGTATTAGCTCATCAAGTTGGAGAACAGGAAGTATTAGTAGATAAAGTAGTAGAAAATAGACCTACTGTAGAAATACTTAATACTTTAAATGTTTATGTAGACCCTACTTGTAATGGTGATTTAGATAAAGCTTTATTTATTATTAAAAGCTTTGAAACTAATCAAGCAGAGTGTAAGAAAGCAGGTATCTATAAAAACTTAGATAAAGTTAATTGGGCAGGTAATAATCCTAATTCAGATGGTGACCATTATACCAATGCTGATGAAAACTTTAATGAAGACCTAATACGTAAAAAGGTAGTAGCTTATGAATATTGGGGCTTCTATGATATTAATGGTACTGGTTCATTAACACCTATTGTAGCTACTTGGATTGGTTCAGTAATGATAAGAATGGAAGAAAATCCATTCCCAGATGGTAAACTACCATTTGTAATAGTTCAGTATCTACCTGTTAGAAATTCTATATATGGTGAGCCAGATTGTGAATTACTAGAAGAAAATCAACAGATTATGGGTGCTATTACCCGTGGTTTAGTTGATATTCTAGGTAGGTCTGCTAATGCTCAACAAGGCTTTGCTAAAGGTATGTTAGACCCTTTAAATAAGCGTAGATTTGAGAATGGTGAGGATTATGAATTTAATCCTAATTTATCTCCACAGACGGGATATATTGAGCATACATTCAATGAATTACCTCAATCAGTATTAGCTTATGTACAGATGCTTAATGCTGATGCAGAAGCGCTAACAGGTGTTAAATCATTTTCAGGCGGTATGTCAGGTGATGCCTATGGTCAAGTAGCTGCTGGTATTCAAGGAGCTATAGATGCTGCTACTAAGCGTGAGACAGCTATACTTAGAAGATTAGCATATGGTGTATCTGAAATAGGTAATAAGATTATAGCTATGAACGCTGTATTCTTATCTGAGGAAGAAGTAATTAGAGTTACTAATAAGCAGTTTATTACTATTAAACGTGAAGATATTAAAGGTAACTTTGACCTTAAAGTAGATATTAACACCGCTGAAGTAGACCAAGCTAAAGCACAAGATTTAGGCTTTATGCTACAGACTCTAGGTCCTAATATGGACCCAATGATTACTATGAAGATTCTAGCTGAAATAGCAGACTTAAAACGTATGCCTACTTTAGCTGAAGAATTACGTAATTATCAGCCTCAACCTGACCCTATAGAAGAAGCTAAGAGACAGCTTGAGGTAGAGGAAGAAAAAGCTAAGATTAACTTTATTACTCAACGTGCTAATAAGCTTATTGCTGATACTAATAAGGTTAATGTTGAAACTAATCAGATTGCTTCTGGTGCTCAACAATCCTTCGAGCTTGCTAAACAGGCTGCACAGGCTAGAGCTAATCAGAACCTTGAGATTACTAAGGCATTGGTTAAGAATCGTAAACCTGATGAAATACAGGGTGATATTGATGCAGGTATTGGCTATAACGTTATGACAGATAATGATAGTGCAAGAAAAGAGTTTAATAATAGGTTACAATATGGTGACCAAGCTACAAGACCGGTCAAACCTTTTGAAACTAATGAAAAACTCATGGACCCAATGGCATGACAAATAGTGAGATAGAAGAATTTAAAAGACAGTGTGATAAGGCAATCCAACTAGGGGTTGCCTTAGAACGTTTAGAATCTAATGAAGATTTTAAATTAATTATTAATCAAGGTTTTTGTAAAGATTTTGCTCTAAAGTATTTAGAGCAAAGTACTAGGGTTAATCAAGATAAGGATAGTAAGGCTAATGCTTTATTCTTTGCTAGATGCCCTAGTATATTAAAGCTTTACCTAGAAAGTATTAAAGGTAGAGCTGATACTGCCCAACAGCAGTTAATTGATATTGATAATTTAAACGAGGAAGATAACTAATGGCTGATATTTTTAATGCTACAGATGATGAAATTATGCAGATGTCTGAAGAAGATTTACATAAGGCTGAAGCTGAAGTAGAGGCTCAGACTAAAAAAGAACCTTCAACTGAACCAACTGATAATACTCCAGCTGAATCAAATGAGCCAAGTTCTACAGAGTCTGAGGAGTCAACAAAGACTGAAGATAATAAAGAATCTACAGAAAATGTTGACAATAAAGAAAAATTAAATAATATTGAGAATAATACAGAAACCCCTCAAGAAATTGACTATAAAGGTTTCTATGATAAGGTTATGGCTCCTATTAAAGCCAATGGTCATACTATTCAGCTAAAGAACCAAGATGAAGTTATTAAACTAATTCAACAGGGTGCTAACTATACTAAGAAGATGCAGGAACTTGCACCTTACCGTAAGTTAAATTACATGTTGAAAGATAATGACTTAATGGATGCTGAAAAGCTATCCCTCTTAATTGACTTAAATAAAGGTAATCCTGAAGCTATTAAGAAGTTCTTAAAGGACCATAATATTGACCCTTTAGACATTGATACAGATTCAGAGATTAAATACCAAGCTGGTTCTAATATTGTTTCTGATAAAGAAGTAGCCTTTAGAGAAGCATATTTAGGATTAAATGCCACTGAAGAGGGTAAGAAACTTTTAGATACTTTTAACTCTTATGATGATAAATCTAAAGGTACATTAGTAGACCATCCTGAATTAATGAATGATTTGTTTAAACAAAAACAAGCAGGCTTATATGATGCTATTACTGCTGAGATGGACCGCCAAAAGACTTTGGGTACATTAGACCCTAATCTTTCTTTCTTAGAAGCTTATAACATTATTGGTCACCAAATAGTTAAACAAACACCTTCTAATCAGAACAATCAACCAGTAGCTACTCAACCTCGTATGCCTAAGTCTTCATATGATAATAATGCAAGAGCTAAGGCAGCTGCTCCTACAAGAGCAAATACAAAATCAACAGATACTACCCCAAATTGGCTCTCCATGAGTGATGAAGAATTTGAGAAGAAGTTTGGTGGTACTTACTAAAGGAATTAAATTATGGCAGTAAGCGATTTTTCAGGTTTACAGTATAAAAACCCAGATACTACAGCAGCATCTATTGACTATAACGGTGGTACTGAATCTACTAAACAGATGAATACCTTCTTCTGGTTAAAGAAGGCTATTATTGATGCTCGCAGACAGCAGGTATTTATGCAGTTGGCATCTACTATTGATATGCCTAAGCATTTTGGTAAGCGTATTAAGGTTTATCAGTATGTACCTCTATTAGATGACCGAAACAAGAATGACCAAGGCTTAGATGCTAAGGGTGCTCATTATGATAATGGTAACTTGTATGGTTCATCTAAGGATATTGGTACTATTACATCTAAATTACCTGTATTAGGTGAGAATGGTGGTAGAGTAAACCGTGTAGGTTTCACCCGTTTAGCTCGTGAAGGCTCTATTGCTAAGTTTGGTTGGTTCTATGAGTTCTCTCGTGATGCTTTAAACTTTGATTCTGATGCTGAGTTACAGTCACACTTAGCTAGAGAGTTAATGAACGGTGCTTCAGAGCTTACAGAGGATATGTTACAGAAGGACCTGTTAAATGCAGCAGGTGTTGTTCTATATCCGGGTAAGGGTGCTGTATCAGAGGATTCAGCAGTAACAGGTGAAGGTGCTACACCTACATTAGTAGACTATAAGTCACTAATGCAGTTAGACCAGATTTTAACTGATAATCGTTGTCCTCGTGATACTAAGATTATTACAGGTACTCGTCTAACAGATACTAAGACCATCCCAGCAGCTCGTATTGCTTATGTTGGTTCAGAATTAGTACCTACCTTAAAGGCTATGAAGGATTTATTTGGTAATCCTGCCTTTGTAGAGGTACAGAAGTATGCAGCAGGTACTACTGTATTAAATGGTGAGATTGGTTCTATTGACCACTTCAGATTTGTACAGGTACCTGAGATGCAGCACTGGGCAGGTGCAGGTGCTACTGTAACTACTAATCCGGGCTATCGTGAGACTGGTGGTAAATATGATATTTACCCTGTCTTAGTAGTAGGTTCAGACTCATTCTCTACTATTGGTTTCCAGACTGATGGTAAGACTGTTAAGTTTGATGTTACAACTAAAATGCCAGGTCGTGAGACAGCTGACCGTAATGACCCTTATGGTGAGACTGGTTTCTCATCTATGAAGTTCTGGTATGGTACTTTAATTAAGAGACCTGAGCGTATTGCAGTTATTAAGACTGTAGCAGCAGACTAATTTAATGTGATAATATTAAACCCGTGAAATCCACGGGTTTATTTATTTATGGAGACTATAAATGGAAGAATTAACTTTAGATGAATTAAAGAACCAAGCTAAAGAATTAGGTATTAAGTATTCACCTAATATTGGTGCAGAAGCTTTACAGAAGAAAATTGCTGAAGCATCTGCAGAACCAGTACAGGAATCTCATGAAGAAGTACCTACAGTAAATAATGACATTCCTACAGATGACCCTGTATTACAGCAGGCTCGTATTCGTAAGCATGGCAGAGAGGAAGCTCTAAAGCTAGTACGTTGTAGAATTGCTAATAATGACCCTAATAAGAGAGATTTAATGGGCGATTATTATACTGTAGCTAACTCTGTTATTGGTAAAGTAACTAAATATGTTCCATTCAGAGGTAAAGCTGCTGAATCATGGCATATTCCTATGTGTATTTATAACTTCTTAAAGAGTAAGAAGTATGTAAATATTGGTGGTATTTCTAACGATAAGGATGATTTATCAAATGTAGATAGAGCACAAGAGCTACCAGAGTTTAATATTGAAATCTTACCCCCACTAACACAGTCACAGTTAGATGAGCTTGCTAAAGAACAAGCAGCGGGTAATAGAATTGATTAATAACTACCCCCTTATAGGGGGTTTTTAATAAGAGGCTCTTATGCAGAAACCTACCTTTACAGATTGGTTCACTGATACTGATAGTACAGATAGTAAGTTATCAGACCAATTATCAGAAAAACTCTATTATAACCTCACTAAATCAGATAACTTTAATTTAGATAATCTACAGATTAATCCTGATGATTTTAGACTTCCTGATGGGTTATTAGATAAGATTATTAACTATAAAGTGTCTGCTACTCTTGAAGAAGTAACTACTAAAGACCCTGATGGTGCAGGTGCTTTTGATACCTTTATGACAGCTATATCTAAGCATCTAGAGAAAGAATTTAGTCAAGGACGTATAGTAGGTGCTGATTATAGTAATGCTTATATAGCAGCTATGCAGATGGCTTTACAGCAAGCTGTAGATTTTGTACTTAAAAAAGACCAAGTATTTATTTCTGCTACTACTGCTCAGTTAGCTGCTATTGATGCTGCTATTGGTATTATTAAATCTAAAATAGCTTTAATAACAGCTCAGATTCAAGCTTATATTGCACAAACACAATATGCAGGTGAGAAGCTTAAATTATCTAATTTACATGAGACTTATATTACTTTAATTGCTCAATATAATAAATTATGTGAAGAAGTTAATGTACAGAAGGCTCAGACTTCTGGAACCAGAACAGATAATGCTACTGTTGCTGGTTCTATAGGTGCTCAGATTCAAATGATTAATGAGCAGATTAAACTTGTAAGAGAACAAATAGAATCTGCTAGAGCACAGACATTAGATACTAGAACTGATGGAGCTGTTGTTAAAGGTCAGATAGGTAAGCAGAAAGATGTAGCATCTCAGCAGATTATTGCCTTTAAACAGAAGGCAGGTATTGATGCTGCTAATATTGCATCTAATGCTTGGATTACTTCTAAGGGTATGAATGATGCTGTAGAAGCTCCTACTTCTATGCAAAATGCTGCTCTAAATAATGTAGTAGACCAAGTATATGCTAATGCTGGCTTACCTACTACAGGTAATCATAAGAATAATCTAAATGGTTCTGTACCCGGATAGGAGATAGTTACTATGGCTCATTACGATGTTTTTGCTTTTTCTACAGCAGTAACAGGTATTGATATGTCCACACACCAATATACTTCGTGGACAGGTACTATGGCTACTAATTGGGTAGCTTTAAGTGATGAGACATACTTTAGTGATTATTTCCAACAAGCCTTATTTCAAGGCATGTCTTTTAGATTAAAAACAAGTGTTAGATGGGCAGTAAATTCAGGCTATGCTAATGCTATTGGTTTCTCAGCTGATACCAGTAATGCTTATGCTGGTTCTAAATTAGATATAGGTAAGGCTATACAGTCTTACTTAAATAATCTTACTGGTTCATCTAAAGCAGTTATACATAATTATCAAGTAACCACTAATTCCTTACAAGTAGCCTTAGATGGTTACTTATTTGGAGCATATCATGAGCTGTATTCTAGTAATACTTACACTCAGCATTTTGATGAAGATACCGGAGTAATAACAGTTACTTTTAGTAATAAAGAAAAACTTACCTTGAAAACTACTAAACAAGTATTAACTCAAGGTAGGTTTGCTTATTTATTAGATAACCCTAAATATAAATATAATGAGAAAACAGGAGAGAGTAATGGAGAAGATAAATATAAATTAGAATACTATGTATATGACAAAATAGCTTTATATATTCTTATTACCTATCCTACTAAAGAAAATGAGGATGGTGAGCAAGTTCCAGATACTGATGCAGAACCTTTAGGTGTATTTAACTATGCTTATAATTTAGGAGCAGGAGTTAAAACCCCAGATGGTTATAAACAGATTCAAACTAATAGTCCAGCTTCAATTACTGTACTTAATATTAATTATTCAGTAGCAGATGATGAAGACAATATTACCTACAGAAATATTAGTTACCCTTTAAATGGTTCTAATGAAGATTTAGATAATATTGTAGCTGTATGGGCTAAATCACAGCTTACCTTTAATATGATACCTGTTCCTTGGGTTCCATTTAAACAAGGCTTGTATTATATAGATAAAAACTCTACTACATATACTAAGTGTTGTCAGTATATAAAACGTTTATTTGGTAAACCTTTATATCCTGAGTTATATAAGAATGTATCTGATACACCAAATCAAATTGAAATGGCTAATGCTTATTTAATGTTTGGTGTTAATCTAAATACAAAGACTCAAGCAGGTAAGAAGTACCTATATATTTTATTTAAAAATATCTACCAACACTTCTTAACAGCTAGAGGATTAACCTCAGAAGATATAGTAAATCAATGGTATACAACTAAGGCACAACCTACTTGGTATGACCCTTATGGTTCTACTTTTAAAACTAATAAATTATTTCAATTAAACGGTTATATCTCTTGGTATACCAATAATGGTACTACTGCTAGAGGAATAGTATGGGTAGGTATGGTATCCCTATCTAAAAAAGGTGTAGCTCAATCTGGAGCCAAGAAAGGACAGTATTTCGTAGTACCTTCAGGTATAGAGGATGCTCCCACTATTTTAGAAGATGAAGTTATACCTGATGAAGAAGATACTATTCCACATAAGTATTCAGCTACATGTCCCGGAGTAGCCTTTAGATACCAAGATACTAATGAAACATACCAAGAAATACTTGTATTAGGTTTAGCTTTATATAACCCAGTAGGTCACTATGGTATAGGTAATACATGGTCTACTATTGAAGCTACTTTAGCTAATACAGCTAATAGCTTTAATTATGCTATGCAACACCCTAAAGTACTTAAAGAAGCAGATACATCTTATGGTCCCGGTAAGATTATAGAATATCAACATTACTATAATCCTATGGTTATTCAAGAAATGGCTGCTGGTGGTTATATCTATGATAATGCTGGTTCTGTTTACTTTGGTCATTCTAATGTGTATCAGAATTTAGTATTAAACTTCCAAACTGTTAATAATGTAAAAATAGAATATAAAGCAGAAGTAGCAGATGATGACTCAGGTTTTATTATTCCATTTGATTTAACAATGATGCAGAACTTTCCTATGAGTGACTTAAATGATTTAATTACTAGAGGAACCTTCTTAGTATCTGAATCATACCATTTTGAACAACCTCATTATAAAGGTTGGAAAAAGTGGATTGCTATTGTTGTATGGATTGTAGTTATTATTATCTTTATTGTCGTTACTATATGCACCATTGGTACTGGTTCAGGTCCTTATGCTGGTTCAGTTTTCCCTGCAGTTGCTGCCTTTGTTGGTGGTGGTGTAGTAGGTATGGTTGTTACAGCTATTTGTAAGATAGTAGTAGCAGCAGTAATTGCTATGCTAGTTAAAGTTATAGCTAAAGCTGTATTTGGTAATACATTTATAGGACAAGTATTCCAAATAATTATTACTGTAGTAGTTTGTTATTACACAGGTATGTTTAATGGTATGGAAGCTTGGCAAGCAGGAACAGAAATAGCTGCTTCTGCTATGGGTCAGATAGCTAATTATTTTAATGAACAAACAAAAGCTGTAACTGCTGAAACCAATGCTTTTAATTCTATGGCAGAAACAAACCATGATTATTATAATAAGAAAATGAAAGATTTAAGTTCCATGTATCAAGACTTATATGGACAAACTTCTAACATTGATATTAAAAACTTAGTACAGACTATCACCTCAAGACAAACTAACCCAATCTATGATGGTATTGTTAATGGTTCTAAATGGAATAATACCTTACTAAGTTATACAGACGACTCTACTGAAATCCTTACCTCAGAACTTCTTAACTTAGATAAATATATAGATACGGATTTATTAGTAGATTTAACAACAACTAATTCATAGGTGATTTATGTTTTATAACAGTTTAACAGATAACTCTTTAGTTAGTGGTATATCTGATTTAGGTAATTGGATAGGAGGTAGTTTATTTGGTACTGCTCCTGCCACTACAGATATAAATAATTATATGACAGGACCTTTTACAGGAGGTACTTCATATAATGAAGCTATTAATAATGGCTTTGGTAAACCTAATGCTACTCCTGTAGTTGGTAACTGGAATAGTCAGAACTGGGGTGGTAATAGTAAAAATACTGATGGCTTAGGTTTAAATGCAGGAACCTTTAAAAGAGGTCTAGATTTAGTACAGGGTATTGGTTCTTTATTTGATGCTTGGAGCCAGAATAAATTAGCTAAGCAGGCATTAAATCAAGCTAAAAATCAGTTCTATTATAATATGGCACAAGATGCTAAGAATTTTAATGCTGCTGCTAAGACATATAATAATGACTTGGCTCAGAAGTATGAGACAGCTGCTGTACAGAATACAGGCAATAGTCATGCTTATGATGATAAGATTGCTGATAGACGTGTTATAGGCTAGGAGGTAATATGGCGGGATTCTTACCTATGTGGTCACCTATAAATTCTAATATAGGTGATGGTTCTAATTTATGGGATACAGCTATAAAGAGTCAAGCTAAAGCATCAGATATGCTTAATGCTGCTGTAGATACTATTAGAACCAATCAACAAAATAGTGCTAATGCAGCATTATTACAGGCTTATCAGAAAGCTTTAGCTAATGGTGCTACACCTGATGAAGCTAGAGCTAGTGCAGCAGCTGCTGCTAATCCTTTTGTTACTGTTGATACTTTAAATAACATGTTTCAAAATTCTAGATATGATATGTACTCTAATATCCAGAAAGCACAAGAAGATAGAACAGCTAAGGATTGGCAAGGTCAGAATGAAGCAGCAAGACAGTCTAATTTAGTAAATACTATGTATCTAAAGAGAGACCAAAAGGGTTATAACCAAGCTTTAGATAATGCTAATTCTGTTTTATCTGATATAGCTCTAAAGTACTTTAAAGCTCCTGATTTAACTACTGCTTTATTAAGTGATGATAATACAAGAGCTTCTATTGAAGGTACTAGAGCTTCTACTGCTCAGACTAGAGCTCAAACAGCTAAACTGCTTCAAGAAACTCATTATAAGGATGCTTTTGATAAAATGATGGCTCGTATGTATCACGAAGGTATACCAGATATAGCAGATGAAAATCAAAAGAGCCAAGAAATAGAACGTATTATCTCAGAGACTCCTGATGGTGCTTTCTTAGCAATGAGATATGGTAACGATGCTCTTAAAAATGCTTATGCTCATTCTAGATTAATTAAAGAAAAAGCTAATACTGCTTTAAGAAGTAATAAAGTTGAATCTATATTAAAAGATAAAGCTAATTCATATACTCAAGACCAATTAGCTACTATTAGAAATGAAGGTGACTATGATTCTCAAGTAGCATTAACTAAAAGAGATTTAATTACTAAAAATAATAATCATGAATTTAGTAATATATTATCTAATGAAGAATTAGATAAAAAAGCTAAATTAGAGGTAGCTAAAAATCAATCAATTGATTTTATTTCTAAAAAATTAGAAGAAATATTTCTAAATGAGTACATAAAACATAAATATACTCCTAAATTTAAACAAGCTTTAGAAGAATTAAAGCAAAGTAATACTATAGAGGATTTTAATAAAGGTATGCAAAAAATACAAAACCTCTATAATGAACAAGCTCAATTAGCACCTGTTCCTACAGCTTATGATATTCCTTTAAATGCTCTTAACTTTACTTTAAATAATATTTTTAAAGCAGCTAATCCTTTTAATATTTCTTTATCTAACTCTGGTTTAGTAATTAATTCAAAAGAATTTAATGAACAAAATAAAGCTAAACAACAAATTATTGCATCTAAATTAAATAGTACTCAACCTATTAAAAATTTGTTTGATGCTACAGCTGCTTTAGTTGCAAAAGATAATAATGGTAATAATCTATTAGATACTTCAAAAATACAGTCATTAGATACAAAGGCTGTTACTAATTATATTCGTAATATGAATCAACAGTCTGAAACTCAGACTAGAAATTTACAAAGATTAAAAACATTATCATCTTTTAAACAGGTAATTGGTGACCAAAATATAGCTCAACCTGAGGCATTTGTTAAATATTTTGAGTCTAATCCAAATAAGCCTAATATTCTTAAGAATTTAGGTTATGAAGACAATGCTGAAGGACGTCAAAAATTACGTAATAATATTAGTCAAGCATTAACTTATTTACGTGATAAAGGTTTAAGTGAAGATGCTATAACAGCTACTATTTTAGATACTATGGATAATGCTGATGGTGATATAAAAAATAATTGGCTTGATAATGTTTCAGAATGGAATTTAACAGATAGAGCTAAAGATTTTCAAGAAGCATTGCCTAGTTTATATGCTTTACAGTTCTATAAACAAAATATGGGTATAACAGAAGATGTATTAAATAATGTTATTAAATATCAAAATGCAAAGTCTTCAGATAGACCTAGAGATGCTCAACGAGCATTAGATGCTTTACTAAGAAGCTTAGCTGATTTAAATCGCTATAGTTCTGTACAACAATAATATTTAGTTTAAATTAACATAATGGTAGTATATACATCAGTATTACTACCATTTTTTATTTGAGGTGTTTAATGGCTTCCTATGATGATTTAATATCTACTATTGTTAATAATCCTAACAATGCACAAAATACTCCTACCCAACCTAATACTTTTGAAAATCAGTTAAATCAATTAAAACAAACAGATGATTTTTTAGCAGGTTCTAGAGCTCAAAATAATCTTAGTGATTATGCACTAGGAGCAGGCTCTACCTTAGCTAGTGCTGTTGGTTCTTTAGGTTATTTAGGTGGTTCTGCAGGTGAAGCTGTAGTAACTAAGCCTTTAGAAGCTATTGCTGAAGGATTACAAAGTTTAAAATCAAATGGTGCAAAGCTAAGAGCTAATACTGTAGCTAGAAGAGCTGCTAATTTAGCAGCAAAGAACCAAGCACAATATACTGAAGATATTGCTAGTGGTAAATCTAATACACAGGCTAATTTAGCTAAAGTAGGTAGAGATTTTACTAACTTCTTTACTGCTCGTTCTTCTGGTGATTTAGGCATGGTTGCAGCTGAATCTGCTGGTTCTTTAGTTGGTTCATTCGTAGGTGGTGGTTTAATAGGTAAAGCTGTGTCTTTAGGAGCCAAAGGTGTTATGGCTGCTAGAGCTACTAAAGCTTTAGCTCCTAAAGTAAGGGCTTATGAGGCTTCTATACAACAGCTAAGTAACGAAAAAGCAGTATTAGAAAAGAGTATTCAAGAATCACCATTATTAGATTCTGTAAGTAGGGAGAAATTACTACAACAAATATCTGAAAAAGATAAATTAATTCAAACAGCACAAGTAGAAGCTCAACAAGCTCAAAAAGCCTTATTAGAAGAAGATACCTTCTATAATGGTCTTAAAGCTCAGCAAGCAGAAAATAATATGGCTTTAGCACAAACTGAGCGTACTCAATTAGTTAATAAGCTACAACAATCTAAAGCAGCAGAATCATATGATGCTGCTGTTGCTAAAGCTAAACAAGCTGATGCTGCATTAAAAGAAGAAGATACTTTTTATAATGGTTTAAAAGCCCAAAAAGCTGATAATGAATTAAATGACATAATAAATCATTTACCTGAAAAGAAACTAGAACAGGTAAAAACAGATTTAGCTAATACTCAGGCTAAAAAAGACAAGCTTATTAAAGATTCAACTGATAAAGTTAATAAAGCAGCCAATAAAATAGGTGAAGAAACAGGTGGTTTATTAACTAACTTAGCTTTTGGTATGCAGGCTGGTTCTGATGCTGTTAAAGACTTAGATTTAGATAATTTAACAGAAGAAGACTTAAATAATTCTCCTAAGTATAAAGAGTATAAAAAACAATACTTAAATAAAGGTTTATCAGAGCAAGAAGCATCTGCTAAAGCTAAGGAAGATTTAAAATCTTATATTACTAATACTGTTAAATATGGTACAGGTATATGGGAAGCATTAGTATCTAAAGTAATGGGTACTGCTAAGTTAGAAGGTAAAGGTTTACCGGGATTACTTAGAACTAAGCCTATACATATGGTTGCTGATACATTTAAAGAGACTGCTGAAGAAATTGGTCAAGGTATTGGTGAAAATACAGGCGCACAGTTGGGTAAGAAACTGATTGATGATGATGTTTCTTTAACTGATAACTTAGGTGAGTCTATTGCTGAGAATGCCTTTGGTATTCCTGCAGGTATGGCTGCTACTAAAGCAGGTGCTCTTGCTACTAAAGCAGTTTTAGGAACTGCCAAATTAGGTACAGCAGCAAGTGCTACAGCAGGTATATTAGCTTCTAATGCTATTAAAGAGCATGGTTCTGAAAAAGCTATTAAACAGGTTATAGAACCAACAGGAGATATTAAGAAGGATACTAAAGCTTTTGATAAATTAAAGCCTGAAGTACAGAATATTATTCAAAGAGATGCTGAATTAGATAAGACCTTTATTAATAATCCTGATATATCATTTAGTCCTGAATTTAAAGAACAACTTACCAATCCTAATGTTAAGAGTGTTCATCAGCAAATCCATATAATGCATGATGCTGCTAAAAAAGAAGCAGATATATTAAATAGTAAGGATAGTACAAAAGAAGCTAAAGATGCTGCTTATGATAAGCTAACTGAGATTATAGGTAGCTTAGGAGGTATTACTAATAATCTTAATGATAAGATTGTTAAATCTAATCTATCTACTAATGAAAAAGCTTTATTACAGTATTCATTTAATAAGAAAGCTAGAGAATTAATTGATAACTCTCCTGAATATAGAAACAGATTAATAAAAGATATTAATACTGAAGGTAATTCTGAAGAAGATAAACAAAATCTTTTAAAATCTTATGCTTTAGTAGATTTAGTTATTGATTCAAATATTCAAGATAAACTTAAGAATAATGAAGATATAACTAATGAAATAGAAACATTACAGAAAGTAGTAACAGATTTAGATGATACCCCTTCATTTGCACATGACCCTAGAGTACAGGCTATTAATGATAAGTTACAAGCTTATAGACAATTTAATGCTGTATTACAGAACCAAGTAAATAATATTGAACACTGGGTTAATACTAATAAACCTTACTATAAGGACTATGCACAAGCTTCTAATACAGAGCAAAAAACATTATTAAGTAAAATGCTTAATGATGGTAAAGATATGTTTGGTAATGAACAGCTATCTTTAAAAGGTTACTTTGTTAAAGCTATGCAGATTATGTCTTCTAATGCTGAAGATGCTGATAAAGCAGCTTCCTTACAAAAGCATTTAGCTGATTTACATCATTATATTAATTCACAAGATGCTAAAGTATTAGGTATGGAAGAAGCCTCCCAAGCATATGAACAAACTAAAGTACAACAGCCTGTATTTATTAATGGTAAGAAATCATCTAACTATTTTGATGGTCATTCATATGGATTTTTAGCTAAGTTAAAAGCTGAAAATGACTTAATGAAGTCATCTTATAATATCTTAACTGGTGCTGTTAAATACATGCTACCTGAGGGTTCTGTAAAGCCTATACAAACAGATACAGCTGAACAGCCTGTAGTTCAACAACAACAATCACAACAGCCTACTAATACCACTACTGTTACTAATAATAAATCACAACAGCAGTATATTAATAAGCCAAAAGTTGTATCAGGTATGTCTGCTGAAAATAAGCAAGTTATACAGGAAAATACCCAAGTATCTCCTACTAAAGTAAGAACGGGTGCAACAACATTTAGGCATAATAACACTACCTTTAAGCCTATTAAGGTTTATATGAAAGGTAGAGAATATGAATTACAGCCTCATACTGAATGGACTTCTAGAAATTCTATGGGAGTACAAACAGGTCCTCAAGCTTATAAAGTAATGACTTCTTTATGGAAAGCTTTAGCAGACCCAACAGAAGCTAATTACGAGGCTTTAGGTAAAACCATAACTGAAAAACAGCTTACCTTTAGATTATCTAATTTATTTCAAATAGACCCTGAACTTAAACTAGATAATTTACTTTTGGTTCCTAAAGATGTTTCAACTAAAGTTAAACATAGAACTGAAGCAGAAACTAAAAAACAAAATATATTAGTAGGTCAAACTGCTGCTTCACTTATGCGCTCTTTAATGACTAAATCTAGTGTAACTAATTGGAACTCTTCTTCAGCAGGACAGCAAAAACTTCGTAATGCTTTAGGTGTTAAAGGTTCAGAATTTAATTATTCTGTAGTAGGCTATCAAAATTTAGATACTATTACAGGTAAAACTAATAATCAACTAGGTGCTTCTTTAGGTCAAGAAATGATGCACATTGGTTCTGATTTAAGTTGGGCAGGAGGTACTTTACACTCTATATCAGTTCCGGGTATAGCAAGATATGCAGCATTAGGAGCAAGGTCTGTAGGTAAAAATTCTGTAGTAATGACTCCTAATTATTTATTACTTAAAAATCAAAAAGTATCTGAAGATGAATTTAAACAGAAAGCTGCTGAAAGATATTCAATATTAGGTACAGGTTTTAAAGATAAACCTATAAATTTAGTTATTGCTATGATTCCTAATGGTGCTTTGGGTATAAATGGGTCTATAAGAAGGACTGTATCTGCTGTAGCATACAATAATGTTAAAAACCCTAGCAGGTTTATACATGTTGTTAATTTATATAATCATCCAGAATTATTTCATTTAGTAGGTGATGATTTTTATAACAAGTTAGCTGAAATAGTATCAGCACAAGGTACAGCACAAGATGTAGCTAATGAATTTAATAATTCACTAAGTCATCCAGAGTTTATAAATAGATATTATTCTACTAATACTCAAAATAGAGTACAGCAAGAACAAAAACCTGTTAATAAGCCAATAAATAAGCCTGTTAATAAACCTGTTGAACCTAAACCAATACAACAGGCTCAACAAACACAACAGATACAACAAGTTCAGCAGCCTAAAGAAACAACTACTGTAAGCCCTACTGAAACTTTTGTTTCTCCTATAGATACTTTAAATAATCTAATAAATACATATAGGAACCAGAAGAAAGAAGATATTGATAAATTAAAATTAACTGAGATAGCTAGAATAATAAGAGAATTAAGTAAAGCTGAACGTAATTACCCTACTAATATTTCTGCCTTTCCTACAGAAGAGTTTGAATTAATATTGGTTCCATTATTAAATGCTTATTTTAGTAAGATGGGTACTGTTACTAAAGTTGAATCTATAAAAGATTTAAGAGATAAAACAGTTAGACATGTTTTAGATATGTATCAGCAAGGTTTATCTATTTCTGATTACATGTTAGAGCTTATTAATCGTTTTGCTCCATTAGAGCTTCAATATAACAATGAAGTAGTAGAACAATCTCAAGAAGATGATGAGAGTTCTGCAGGTCAAACATCTTTACCAGAATTATCTGAAGAAGTTAAAAAAGTTAAAGAAGAGCAATTAAAGGTTTTTGTAGATTCTGAAGGTAAACCTAAAGAGTTAGATTCTATACAATTAACAGATGAATTAATTGATTTATTAGATAATTCAAAATTATCTGAAGAAGAATTAGTATCTAAAATTAATACACAGTTAAAAGGTAGAGTCACTATACTACAAACTGTGGATACTAATATGGATAGTATTCAATCTGTAAAACAGGATACTAATCATGTATTGAATAAAATTAAGAACCAAGCAGTTAACATTACTAAGTCTTTATTAGCTAAAGCTAATGAATTAATGCAAGATTCAAATACTGTTTATGATTTCTTAAAGAGTCCCTTGGCTCCTTATTTTAGATTAACTTCATTACATACAGTAGAATGGGCTAAAGATATTAATGGTAAGTCTATTGAATCAGCTCTTCAATTAGCATATGTATATGCAATGCTATCTGCAGGTACAAGAACTTATAGTTCTTTACGTTCTTTATATAAAGAAGGAAATGATAACTTTGCAGACCTTAGAGTTAATGCTGATAATGAAGACTTAGCTGTTATATTAGATGATAATAAAAACTATGAACATAATTTCATTACCTCTAATAATTTAAACCAAGCAATGTCTTCAGCTATTAAAGCCTTTATTCCTGCTTTATATAACAATAATGTTCCTGAGTCTTTTGCTTATGGTGCATCTGATTCTTTAGCTTCTTCTTTAGTATCCTCTTCTGTTACAAATCCAGCATCATCTAAGCAAGCTAGACCTGCTACTTTAGATGAGTTTAAATTAAATACCTTTACAGGTAATCAAGGTAATTATGTAGTACAAGCAGGATACATAAATGTAGATATAATAGATAATACTAATACTGAAACTAAATCTCGTTTCTTTAATATGCCATATAACACTAAGATGTATTTAGATACAGTTAATGATGTTAATAAAGCATTATTAAAGAATGGTTCAGATGTTTTTGATTCAGTAGTTCTAACAGATGAAGAAGCTTCTCAAATAGATGATGCTCCTTTAAGTGGTCACTTAAATCATCATACAGAAGCACCTTTAACCTCTTTACAGCAAAAAGCTATTAAAGCAGATAGAACACAAAAGCATACTGTTACTACATTTGGTAAGTTAATTTCTATCCTTAACCCTCAAACATATATAAATGCTTGTTTATTGGCTATTGATAAAGCAGATTATTCTAATAACCATGTAACCGATTCTATTAAATCTAAAAAAGAAGCATTATTAAGAGGTGTTGATTATATTAAGACTAGGAACCAACAATTAGATACAAATAAGAAGGGTCTTTATTATAATCATGAAATGACTTCAGTATCACGTATGAACTCTAGTGACTATATGTCTCCTAGAAATAATAAAGAAGTACGTGAATCTTTATCTCCTATTAGTTATAAAGTACCTACAGAAACAACTAGACGTAATCTTTGGTTCCGCATGGTTTTACAAGGTTTAGGTGTTAAAGTTCAAAACTTTAATGATTCTCAAGTATTAGATAAATTACAAGACTTAGATACATTATTTAACTCTAATCCTATCTTTAAAGAATATGCTCAATTAAATGAGAAGCTATTAACTACAGATGGTTTAATAGATAAAGAAATTTTAAGATTAAATGAGCTATTTACTAAAGTAAACAATGCTTTAGATAAATTATATGGTGAAGATGCTCATACCTCTTTAGGTATCCATGCTTATACAGATTATTTTAGATTTAAAATAAATCAAGATATTACCTCTTCTCTATATGGTGAAGCTGATGGTATTACTAATGGTATCTTCTTCTCTAAGATTATGGATGGTTCTTTAGCATTTGTATTACAAGGAACCTCTGACTTAGATACAGAATTAACAGAGATAAGTAATTTAGCTCGTGTAGGATTCTTTATAGGTATATCCTCAAGTTCTTTCTATAAAGACGCAGTACAAAAAATTAATGATAAATTAATTCAAGCAGATGGTAAGGTTGAAGATACTTATACTAAGGTTGCTAATGATTATAGTAAAGGTTTAAATGGTACTAATGGTTTATTATCAAAAGAAGGTATTGTTGAAAATCTTTATTTATCAGATGAAGATGCTCATTCTAATTTACCTGAACAGCTAGCTACAGCTCTAAAAGCTTTATTACCTTATATTGGAGTACCTCTTAAAAACAGTTTATATGAAGCTTCACGTATTTTTGCTAAGCAACCTGTAACTAAAGCTAACTATCAAGCTCAAGAGCGTTCTATAGCTGTAGAGCTGTCTAGATTATTAGCTACTGTTATGGAACAAAAATTACAAGGTTATCCTGTTAAAAACAGAAAAGAACCAATATCTTGGTACGATTATGCTAAATATGGTACTAAAGCAAGTTCACTTGAATTTGTTAAGGAGTCTGATAGAGAGAACTATATACAAGACTGTGCTTTATATAATGCTGTTAAAACACTATCAGCCCTTAAAGTAGGTTACAGAAAAAAAGATGGTGAACTAGTACCAAGTACTTTTAAACCTAAACGTTTTAACTTTAAGTATAAAAACAACAATGGATATGAAATTAAAAACGTTAATAATATAAATGTATTTAATGATTTATTTACTCAAACATATACCTTTACAGATAAAGCTACTGATAAAACAAAATCAGTAACTAAATACCCATTTATTGATGCTCTAAAAGCCGGTTTGGTTGTTCAGTTAAAATCAGTAATTGATACTAATTTAGGTAATTCTGTACAAGATAGTACAGGTAAAATGTCTTTAGCATCTAACTATATTTGTTCAGTTTTCAAATCTATGTTAGCTAAAAAATTAGCTGATGCTATTTCTGAAGTATTAACTAAACAAGGTGTTACTGTACCTGACCCTATTAAATATAAAGATATTGTTGATGCTAATGGCATATCTGCTGGTATACCTGACTTAGATGCTACTTTAGTTGATTTAACAGCAAGAGCTAGAGATTTATTACCTCGTAAAGCTTATAAACGAATACTACAGGATGCAATTAAACAGTCTAATGCTATTGTTTACAATAAATCAGGAACCAAAGTATTTAATTATAAACAGAGTATAAATACTGATGTACATAGTGATAATGACTATGTAATCAATACCTCTAAGAGTGCTTCTACTCATTATACTGACCCAGTAAAGAGCTTTGATAATCCGGGTGTAGCAGTAGCTCCTACTTCTACTATTTCTATTGGTGATGGTGAAACCATGAATAGATTTATTGTAGAAGTCTTAAAGCCTTTAGATATTAGCTATAACGATGTATTTGATGGTTTAAACATGGACCCAGATAGTCATATATTAGTTGGTTCTGAATTAAATAAAATAGCTGCTGAACAGGCTTTAAATAATAGCCCTGTAGAGATTATCTCAGAAGCTTTAAATAATGTTATTAGTCATATTTCTGAAAATGATTTATTAATTAATGATGCTTCATTCGTAGATATAAATAATAGGTCAGAATGGGAAGATTTAAACGGTGAGGATAATGTACCTATTAGCATGACTGATAAGGATAATTTATTCTTACTACAATCAGCTTTATCTTTTAAAGCAAAAGCAATTAAAAACTTGAATCAAGTAATTAAATCTCATTATTTGCCTTATGCTTGTTGTCAGTATGCTTTCTCACCTAATGGAGGTTATGCTAAGAAAGCATGGATTAAGGTAAAAGAAGGCAATACAGAAGTAGTTAAACAAATTAGAGATTTTAATGATACTTCTTTAATACCTGAATATATTAGATTAGTATCAAGATACTTAAATGATAAAACAGAGTTAAATAAACAAGATATTATTAATTATTTAAGTAAGAATAATTTATTAGAAGAGAAGTTTAATTATGATAGATATAAGACAGTAATAGATGATAAAACTGTATTAGACACTAACAGTGTTCAACAGGATTTAGCTAATGAATTTGCACGTCAAACTAACTTACATACTACAGAGTCTCCTTTATGGCAAAGCATAGACTTAGGAGATGCTGCAAATCATATTAAGGGTTGGCTCAAGAAGATGTGTAGACGTTTAAAGACTACTACTGATGTTGCTATTATTACAAATCCTGATTTAGCTTATTCTGCTTATAGAATGTATCAGCAGAATCATCCTAAAGCACCTACATGTGACTTTACTAATAATGCTGTAACTTTAGTATTACCTACTGCTACAGATAATCATTTATTTATATTAAATCCTTATAATGTTAAATATTCTACACATGAGCTTACTCATGCTATTGCAGATGGTATTCTTAGAGATAAATTAATTAATCTAGGTTATCAAGATAAACTTGAATTACAAACTTGGTTACTTAATAAGAGCAGTGTGATAGGTAAAGGTAAAAATAAAGAACCAAGTATAATAAACAAGCTAACTGAAACAGACCCAGCGTTTGCTAATTTATTAAGAACATTAAGAGGTTATATTAAAGAGTATATAGCCATTAAAGGTAACGAAGGTGAATTTAGTGGTTATACACAAGATTTACCAATGTTAGTAAAAGAAGCTTTTGCTCAATGTATAGCTTCTGCAGATGATAAATTAAATAAGGCAGCTAAGAAACCTCTAAAAGCAAATTCAACTATATATAAAGCTTTTATGTATGCTTTAAATAATTTAAAAGAAGCATTTTTAAAGTTCTTTGGACTATCTAATGATAAACAGCTTACAGATATATTTGGTAAAGAAATATACCCTACCTATAGAAATGCTGCTATGATATTCTTTACTCAAACAGTAAAGGATAAGAATGAATATAATCAAGCATCTTCCTTAGTTACAGACTCTAAACCTTCTTTTGCTGTAATGCCTAAAGAAAGTATTACTACAGATAGATTAAATGCTTTTATAGAGCAAAAGAAACAAGACCCTAAATTCATGAATTTAGTTACTGCTTATTCTTATTCAGAATCTAATTTAGGAGATGTAGCTACTGACTATGCTACTTCTGGTTTAGATGCAGTAGCTGATTTACCATTTATTACTTCATTGGATACTATTATTAAAGGTAACTATTTACCTAGCAATGTAAGCTTAAAGTTAAATAAGCTTTATTCTGAATTTTTAAACTCAAAAGAGTTAGATAGTATTTCTCCTGAAAAACAAGCATTATTAACAGGTAATATCCTAGATATAAATGAAAACCATAAATCATTTACATCGGGTTTAACTAACTTTATTTATATGGGAATAAAAGACCCTGAGGTAAATAAAGTATTAAAATCAATGAAGCAAACTAAGATTAATAAAGCAAATACAAAGTATGCAATAGATGATTTCTTAATTAATACTGTTAATGATGCTTATAATTCCTTGATTCTAGATAAGGATAACTTAGCTGATGTTATTGAGGTTTCTTTAGCTAAAGGCATAGCTTCTCAAGCAGTTCTTAATAATATTAATAACCTGTTTAATAAAGAATCTTTTGTAGAAAGTAAGTTAAATCATTTAGTTGTTACAGCTGAAATTAAATCTATGGGTTTAATTGGTAAAGCTGTTGACACTGTAGAAACTAAATTAAACTCACCTGTAAAAGCAGGTAAAGCTTTACAAAGTTTAGCTGTATTAGCAAAAACTAAAGAAGGTAAACAAGCTTATGAACATGGTTTGGTTTCTAAATTAACTCAAGACTATGCTTCTTTATTACCATCTAAATCTTATTTAAAACCTATACAGGAAATAATCAGAGATTTTACTGGAATGAACTTCCATAATTTCCCTGTATATTCTTTATTAAAGAAAGTTACTGCTACTCTAGATAGAGAGTCTATACAACGTAGTAAAGGTATTCCTGACTTATTAAGAAAGAAGTTTAATAATATAACTAAAGAAGATGAAGCTATGCTAGCTAAACACTATCTTAAGTTAGATTTAACTACTTTATTAGATGGTTCTAATATTTATGAATTAGCTAATATTATTAGAGACCCATCAAGTGAAATAACTCAATATGAACAAGGTCTAACTGGATACCAGATTAGTAAAGCTAAACAATTAGCTAACTACATGGTAACAGGTAAATCTAGAGGATTATTACTAAGAAACGCTCATGCTATTGCTGCTTCTAAGAATAATTTAATAGATGACCTTAATTATGCAGAAAATACAGTTCCTCAGATAGACAAGTTAGTTTCTTGCTATGCTGTACAATTATTAAAAGATGATGAAAGAAATAAGCTAGCATCCTTTATTGAAAACAATAAAACAGGTATGGATGCTTTAGCTGATATTCATAATAGTATTAAGCAAGCTGAGTTAAATAAGTTATCTAATAAGTTTAATTACTATAAGGGATATATACCGCTACAATTTAAGAACCAAGTAAACTATAAAGCTGTTTATTCTTTAGAGGCTGTTAAAGAAGCTCAACATAGAGGATGGGATTTAGTACAAAAGTTACCTAAGACAGGTAATGCAGGTGAAGTTTATATAATGAGAACTTCTTTACCTGATGTAAATTTCCATAAAGGTATTATTCAAAATGAATCTACCAAGATATATGGAACCAATGAAAGAGGATTAAGTACTTTTACTATTATTAAACCATTAACTAGAGACCAGTATTCATATGACCCATTTAACACATCTAGCTATGAACCAATACCTACATTTAGTAGTACTGGTAGAGTCTATTATTATGATAGACCTACACCATTACCTGACAATGTATATGATTGGTCTGGTTTAGATGCTTTAGGTAAATGGTCTGCTAATGAGTTTATTGAATCAGCTTCTAAGTCCTTTAATATTGAAGCAGTAGCTTTAACTAAGAAGGTATATGATGAAGATGCTAAATTCTATGGTTCAAATACTTCTAAATTCTATGTAGATATTAATGAAGAAGCTAAAAAAGATAGAGTAGTAAAAGATGCTTGGGATAGAGTAGACCCTGCTATTAAAGCAGCTATAGCTAATAACTTTGGTGGTAAAGCATTAGTTCGTAAAGATATGCTAGATTTATTTATAGGCTATCGTTCTGCTTCTATTACAGATATTTATACAGGTAACTCTCGTATGCCTGCTAAAGCGCTGAATACAGCTGCTAAGCTAGCAGATATTTTATTAGGTAGAAATGCTTATAAAATATTAGGACATGCTGAAAGAGCTATTCAATATACTACCTCTACTGCTAGAAACTACATTGTAGTACGTTCTTGTGTTATCCCATTTAATAATATTGTAAGTAATATTATTCAGTTAAGAATGAGAGGAATACCTTATACTGAAATAGCTAAAGGTATTAGAACCAAAACAATGGAATTGGAAGAGTACAGACGTATTGAAAAACAAAATATTCAATTAAAGTCTAAGCTTATTACTGCTAAATCAAGACAGGAAAAACAGAAGTTAGACAACAGATTAGAAAATAATCTACAGCGTATTAAAACTATGTCTATTTATCCTATGATTAAAGCAGGTGAGTTATCTTCATTAGCTGATGTTGGTGATGAATACAATGATAGTATCTTCACTGGTAAATGGGCTGATAAGATTAATGAGGAAGTAGCTAAGATTCCTGAACCAATAGTAACAGCAGGTAAATGGTTATCGGTATCTAAAGATACTGGATTATATAAGCTTATGGAAAAAGCTACTATATATGGTGATTTTATTGCTAAATCTATTTACTTTGATAGGTTATTAGGTGATGGTGTTAAGCTAGAAAATGCTCAACGTATGGCAATGGAAGAGTTTGTAAACTACGATATGATGGCAGGTAGAACTAGAGAGTATCTAGAGAATATGGGTATTATTTGGTTCTATAACTATAAGTTACGTATTTCTAAGATAGCTATGGACATCTTCTTACATAACCCAGCTTCTTGGATATTTGGTGAGCTTATTACTCCACAATGGGCATTAGATAAGGGTACTGTATTAGAAGATAACTTCTTCTCTAAGGCAGCTTCAGGAGGTCTAGGAGGTACTTTTATGCCATTAAACTTCTTCTTTGCCTTCTGGAATAAGAATCCAGCAGTAGAGTTATATAAAGCTTTATAAATAAATAGAGGGGCTATTGCCCCTCTCTTCTTTGGTACCTATAGATAATATTATCTATTCTTCTTATTACATGTCTTAAGGCTTTAGCTGAACGTTCTGAGTACATATCATGAAAATCCTCATATTCATCTGAGGCTTCTTGTCTATCTAGTTCAACTTGATACCTTAAACCTTCCAGCTGTTTAAACAGCCATTCTTCTTTAGTCATTATGAAAAGCTACTAAATGGGAAGTCACCCTTAGTATCTGGGTCTTCAGGCTTCTTTTCTTCTTCTTCTGAACCAAATAAAGCATCTGCTTCTTTCTCTTCTGGTTCCTCAGATTTTAATACTACTTCTGGTTCTTTATTAGCAACAGGCTCTGCCTTCTCAGATGAACCATCTAGGTTAATGGTTGCTACCATTCCATCTGCTCCACCTCTTCCTTTCATTGATAATTCTACAACCGGAGTATTTGTTAAGGTCAACTGGTTGTTTCCTAGAAACTGAAGGATAGCTGTTTTGATGTCTTTCTCGTTTAAAATAATCTGCATTTTTATTTTCCTGAAAATTAATTGAATTATATATATCTATAGCTGTAGCTATACCTTGAAGTATGGGGACTGCTGCTAAGAATATATGTGCTATTGACATTGAATATTCCTATTAGGTATTCAATGGGGATTTGAGTTAAAAATCCCCATTGAGATATGGGGATTTAAACATGTTATGCAAATGGGTCTACTGCAGGAGTACTTGGAGCTGAAGATGATGAATCTGATGTCTCAGTAACCTCAGGTAGCTTACCTTTAGTCTTATCCTTAATAATACCTTTATTAGCCTTGAGCCAAGTATTATAGAACTCTGCTGTTTCTTTCTTATCAATCATCTCATTAGCAGTCTTATGAGTAGTATTATCAAAGACTTTATCAATCTGATTGATTTCAATAGTATCAGCAATGGTCTTATAACCATCATCAAACTTCTTACGCTTGTATTCTTTAATCTGTCTGATAGCTACAGTTACTGTCTTATTTGTTAAGCCAGTAATTACTGGTACAGATACTTGAACCATACCCTTAGCTTCAGCATCATACTTCTCGATAATCTTATCTTCAGTAGACTGCTGAGATAGATGCTTTTTATCACCAAAACAGCACATATCATCAATTACTGTAAATCCCGGTAGAGGGATTTTCTTATCATTTTTTTCAAAGAAGTTCTGACCCTGTTTATTAGTAATGTAAAAGGTCTCTGAATACTCAGCATTATTAGCTGTTAATAAGTTACCTACTACAGTTACTGACATAGCTCCACCTGAAGACTTACCTGCATAAGCATGCTTAATCTTCATGTCATAGATGTCAGAAGGAAATACCTGACGACCTGAGCCTAAAGAATCACCCTGTCTTTCTAAACCATCATTGGTTAAATTATCAAATGCGCCCATAATTATTTATAATACTCCGTTAATTTATCTAGAACTAATTGTGCATCATTATCAATATAAGTTTCGTCTAATGTGAATAAATCATCTGGACCTCTAATCTTCTTATTTAAAGTAGTTTTAGTTAATTGGGTCTGAAAGCAGTACTTAAGACCTGTAGCCTCATCTTTAGCTGTAATATGAAGTAAGTCATTCTTATAGTTCTCTAAATCTTTAAGAGTCATTTTCTCTGCATAGATTAAGAATGAACAATAAGCTTCAATACTAATATTCTTTAAAGCTCCCTTAACAGGAATAGAAGTTTTAGTATCTAGAGTCTTCTCATCATATGAATCAGCTACATGGGCAATAATTATAACAGGTTTACCATATCTAATAATTTTATCTTGGAAAATCTGTTCAAAAAATGTTTGATAATTACCCCATGCCTTTCTGGTATCAGCAGCTGTTTTAATATATTTAGCTTCAAACATATTCATAAGAAAATCTATGGAATCAATAATAATTCCTTCTGATTTATCTCCAGCTGCAATAGCGGCATCAAAATAACTTAATACTTCTTTAGGGTCTACAATTCTTATATTTTTAAACTGGTTCTTAAAAGGTAATTTCTTACCTGCCTCAGTATTTAGGTATAACCATTTATCTTGGTTCCTAATATTCTTTAGCGAGTAAGATTTACCTGAGCCAGAATAACCACATATAAGAATAAGTTGGTCATTTGTATCACTCATTCTTTACATATCCTTGTGCTACTGATTTTAATACTGTATTAGATAATTCTTCAGATGATAGTGGAGAAGCTAATTGCTTATTTAAACCTAGTACTCTAGCTTCTACTTCTGGATAAGGTAATCCAGAATCTTTAAGAGCCAGTGCATACTTAATCATATTATTATTTCTATTACCAATAGAAATTCTAATAGCGAACCAACGTGCTAAGTTATCTAAGTTCTCAATAGCTTTCTTGTTTTCTTTCTGATACCTTTCATTTCTCATGGTATGAGGAATAAATGGTAATGGGTCTAACAGTACTCCCTCATTGTAGGTAAAATTAATATTTTGCCCAAAACAAGAACCTTTAGAACAACTTTCCCATTTCTTTACTCTACTATTGGTTCCTTCATCAGAATGGAAAGGGAGCCAATTAAGAATATTATTCATAAATTCTTTATAGTCTTCCTTATCTAACTCTAATTCATAAGCAATAGGAATAACCATTCTAAATCTATTGTTATCTGGTTCTACATTAGATTTAGTAGTATGAACAAAGAAAGTATATTCTTTCATTAAATCCATAGCTAACTTAAGATTGATTTCACCATCACAATCAATAACAATCATATTGAATTTATTATATGAACACATATCACATCTGTGTCCATCTTTAACATGATGGTTAATCCAGTGCATTAAAGTATTAGCATGGGTCATCTTATATAAAGATTTAAAAGGTACCTGTACGTTCTTATATCCATAAGCTACATCATTACTATAAGATAAAATCATCTTATCTAAATCAGTAGCTTTTAAGGATTCACCCTTAAAGAACTCAATACCATCCATATAAGTCTTTTTAATAAGACCATGTTGACTATAAGCATAGGCTTGAGCCAATGCCATCATGTCATTCTTAGAGCTAGCTTTATAGAATGGTAAAGCCTCTAGTAAATCAGCATGAGTCTGTGGAGTATCACATCCCATCAGATATTTAGCTAATTTCATATAAGGCTTATCTCTATTAAGAATAGTCTGGAATGACTTACCAGATTCTTCTACAAGCTTAATAGCCTGTAGTAAACAAGTCATAGTAATAGTAGGAGCATTATCAATAAAAGCTAAAGCTCCTGCTAATTTAAGAGCTTTAAAATGTCTGTGTGATAGTTCAGCTTTCTTGGTTCCTGCAAATTCAGGTAACTTATCTGCTTCAATATCACACTCTTTTCTATACTCTAATAACTGAATAGCTACATCATCAGGTAATTCAATTCTTCTATTATAGTAAGCTGGGTTAGCTAACTTTAAAAAGGTGTTACTCCACTTAATAGCAGTAGCATCATTATTAGGTTGAATTAACTGGTTATACATTTCTGAAGCTGACATAGTATAGTAAGACTTAGCTTTCATAGTCTTACCAATACCAAATAAACATCTTCTTGCATAACCAATTTCTAGAAATGAATAGAATAAATCTTCTGTAGCTGAGCCATCAAAGATTTTATCTTGAGTACCAAATAATAAACAGTTAGCTGGAGTATTGCCTCCTAGGTCAATATCTCTTACATTATCCTGTGTATTTTTAACTAACTTATTCTTAATAAGCCCTTTATCAAATAACTCTAAAAAAGAGTTCATAAGGTCTGTATTAGCCATTAAGTTAGAACCAATTTCATCACATTGGAAATTAAGAGCACCACATTTAGCTAATAACAGTTTATTTCTGTACTGCTTAACTGCAGGAGTAGTACCACTGTCAAATACGAATATAGGTCTACCTGCTCTCTCTGATTGCTTTAATAGTTCTTCATATTCAGATTGTTGGTCTATATGAGATAGTGAAGCTCTTTGAGCTGATAAATTTTTTAAATTTTGGTCTAATAAAGTAGGGAATGTAACATTCATGAAGTAATTTCTAAATTCTTTAGTAATATCTTCTAACATGCCTGTTGATAATCCTTTACCATATCCTGATGGAGCCAAGTTAATAACATATAAATTAATAGGGATATTACCTCTATCCTTTGTATGAACATAGGCTCTTTGAGAACTAGCCATTACAGCTAAGAAGTAAGCAATTAAAGGTCTATAAAAGTTTTTATCTTGATTTAAAGTTTTAATACATAATAAATTTGTAAGTTCTTCAATACATGGATGATGGCTTACTTTAGTTAGGTCAATCATTGTAATACCTTTTCCTTTGTGAACATATACTATAAGCAGGACAATACATACAACGTCTAGGTGTACCTATTACAGTTTTAACAATACCTTTACCCTTACTTAATACATGTTGGTTAGCTTCTTCTAAAGAATCAAAATTCTTAGTAGCTCTACCATTAGTTTTAGTTGGGTCACTGTAGTATTTATAAACTGTAGGAGATAACCATAAATCTTTATCTGGACAAGGAATAATCTCATCCTCTGGTTTATCTAAATTATCTTTTATTTCTTGTAACTTGGTTCTTAGATACTGCTCAGTATCCGAAACAGAAAGTAAAGGATAACTCTTAGATAAACATCTAGACTGTGGGTATTGATTATTTGATAGAGCATTTATTTTACTCCAATCAGTGAAGAAATAATCAATAGTAATCTCTGAACCAGTAATAATATCTCGGTTCAAATATCTATATATACTTCCTTGTAGTATATAGTCTTCTCTTTTGGAGTCTTCCATATAGGTATAGGTAGATGAAGTTTTAATGTCATGTAAATTACCATTTAAAACAAAATCAAACTTACCACCAATCTTAAAACCATCTAGTTCTTTAACAGCTCTCTGTTCTATATAGACAGGAATGTCTCCTAACTCTAAATCTTTAGGGTTAATTCTAATTTTAGAGATAAAGTCCTCACTATATCCTAAAGCCCTCATATTAGCGGCATAATGCTCCATCCAAGCCTTTTCTACTGAGTCATGGATAGCAGTACCAGTTGACACTGCAAGGCGGTCTCTGATGTCTATATCAGCGTCTGAGCGCATACTTAAAATAACTTGTCTGGTAGGCTTTAATAATTGAGTAGCTGATATATAGTTATCCTCTGTAATATAATCATAGCTATCATTAGCTAACCAAACAGAGAAAGGGAAACTAATACCATCTTCATTTTTAAGTTTCTTTTGCTTTATTTGCATAATTACACCATTAAAAAACCCTGCCTTAGCAGGGTCTGTTATTACTCTTTTGGTTCTTCCTTAGAATCTTCTTTCATCTTCTCTTGGAACTCCTTAGGACTCCACTCATCAGGAGTCATAAGACCCAAAGGAACAATATTCAAGATAGCAATATCTAAAATCTCAGCTCCCTCAAATACCTGTAGGAACTTCTTAGCCATCTGTGCTCTGGCTGCTAATAGAGTAGGCTCATTTAAAGACTGCTTACCAATGAATACATTGTTAAGAACATGAGTATGAATCTTCTCTTCATCTTTCTTATGGAATGAGATATTAAATACGCCTAGATAATATAAATTGGTATCTGCCATTATAAAGTATCCTTAAAAGTTTTAACTAAATTACATAAAGTATTTTTATCTAAATCATTAGGGAGAGATAACTCATGTGCCCAATCGGGGTAGAATATAGATAACTCTCCAGATAAATGTACTTTATCATGTTTAATTTGAGGTTCTTCTTGCCATTTAACTGCTTCAGATAAATGCTTATTAACCCATAAAACAGTGTCTATATTATCACGAATTAAATAATATAGAGCATCATGAATCATAATAATAGGTTTAACAGAATATCTGTATTTACTATTACGAACCAAGGTATTAAATTCAATACCTGCTCTATTAGTTAATAAACCAAAGGATTGACCTATAGCATTACCTGCAGTACGTTTCTCTGCCTCTGCTTCTTTAGGAGTAGCTTTAATACCCATAAGAGATTGGTGCATTTTAGGACATCTAACTCTTAGACCAAAAGCTACTTCTTCATAGCCTTGCTTAGCAGCTATCTCTAGTCTGTTAGCAATTACCTTATCAGAATGACTATATAAGGTATGATATTGGTTCTCAATATGCTTGGCTTCTTCTTCAGTAAAACCAAAGTTTTTAACTAAAGTCATCCAAGTACCAGCATAAGTTAAAGCAAAGGTACAGCCCTTACTACGTTGTCTAAGGTCTTTATGAGATTGCTTAATACTATTAATAACCTCAACCTCTGCTTTAGTTTTTGATATTTCTTCTATTTTCATTAGAATGTGATGTTATTTAATAAAGACTCTAGAGTAGGCTTAGTAGCTCCTAACTCTAATTCTAGAATAATATCATTAATATATTTCTTTGCTTTAGCTTCATTATCTAAAATTTGCTTTTTTAGTTTTTCAGCATAGTCAGAAGTTAACTCAATAGAAACATTAGGGATGTTCCTATCACATAAATCTTCTTTAGAAGTAATCTTTCCACTATAGCTACTATAGTAGTAAGAAATCTTTTTATTATCTAATTTTTCTAACATAACCATAAAAGTTTTCTGGTATTCTTCTTGTAAAGCCTTAATTTGCTGTTTACGTTCTTCAGCTAATCTATCTAATTCAACGTTTAAAAGTAAATTAGCATTCTTATTAGCTGCATCACATTTAGCCTTAACACGTGTAGTAATAGCTTCTTTAATTACTTGAGTTACTTTCATTTGAGTTTCCTCTTAATTTAATTAATTTAGGATTGTTTTCATTTAGATATTCAACAGAACCATCATCATAAGTTACTTTATATACCTTACCTTCCTTATGTATTTCATCTAATTTAGCTGTAATATCAGGCATTAGAGAAGTCCAGTAAGAATAAGCTCTTAGACAATGACCATCATATTCATCTGTATAGACTTTTAATTTATTAGGGTCTTTAGTAACTAATGCTGAGATATGGTCTTCCAAACTAGCATAGTCTAAACCAACCCATAACCAACCTTTAGGAGCTTGGAAGCATCCTTTAATTAGTTTAGCATACTTAGAGCCTGTAGCAGGTATCTGTTGCATATTAGGTTTACTACTACTTAATCTACCTGATACAGTACCTCCTAAATTAAAAGAACCATATAAATAAGACCTACCGTCTTTAGCTTTATATGCTTTTTTAAATGCAGGAATAAAAGCAGTAAGTATCTTCTCAGCTGCTGAGTAATCTATTAAAGCTTGTAATATATCTTTAACTGCTTGGTTCTCGGTATGATTAATTAAAGCTTTAAGAGTATCACCATCAGTAGAAGGTTGTTTACTTTCTGTTAAATTAATAACAGGTAACTTAATAACTTCATATAATAGTTCTTTAATCTGTTTACCTGAATTAGGGTTAAACTCTACAGGACTATCGTCTGCTGTTACCTGTTTCTTTACATGAGTATTGTTATACTCATCTGCCCAAGCATCCTTAAGTTGTTTGGTATATAACTTAATGTATTGGTTCTGTAATAAAACATTAACTGCTTTCTGTTTATCAGTAGTTAATACTTCTTCAGCTTCTAATACTTTATCCATATTTAAAGGAATACCAGTTAATTGCATCTGTATGATGTCCTTAGTAGTACCTTTAAAGATAGTGTTATATAGCTTATCTTGTTTATCTTGTATTAGTTTATCTTTATATTTGTTATAAACGAACCAAGTAGATAAACCATCTATTAAGTTATATCTTAATAATTGTTCATCAGAGATTTTCTTAATATTACCAATCTCTTCCTGAGCCCAGTTACCTGCAAACTCCTGTGCTTGATACTTAAGTGATAGATTATTACCAGAACAAGAGTTGGTGCATAAATAAGTAATTAACTTAGTATCTTCCCAATTCTTTAATAAAGTATTTAATCCTTTTAATAATCCTTCAGTATCTAATACATCTTTCATGTATAACTGATAGATTAAAACAGTTACATCAAAGGCTATATTATGAAATATTAAAGTACCTTTATAATTATCAAAGAACTCCTTTAATACTTCTCTTATTCTTAGATTAGGGTCTATCTTAAAGGCTATGCCTTTATGTTCATTCCAACAAAAACAAATAGAACCAAGACCTGCTTCTGTATGTCTTAATGAATAAGTTTCAATATCACATGTAAGAGCAGGATAAGATAATAGTTTATTTAAACTAGCTTTAATCTTAATAGGAGTATCCGGGTACTCTTCATATTTAATAATGTTGGTTCCCGGTTCTGTATAGCAGTTATTTATATCATTAAGGACAGCTGTTATGCTTCTAGCAATCTTATCTTTAGTTTCTTCTGGATGATAAAAAATGCTCTTACAGGAAGGTAAGTAAAAATACTTATAGTTAATCCTATCAAATACATAGCCAATACAAGTATCAGGCTTAGTAGTCTTATGTATAACTTTAAAATATTCAGCATCACATATACCTAAATAGTTAATATTTTTAGATTCTATATAAGGATAGACTACAGAACTAAAATGTTGCTTAATAGCAGTGCTACTAAGCTTTTTCTTACCATTTAAGGGAGGTGTTCTAAGAACTGTTACTGTATGATTAGGAAAAGAGTAATAAGTATTTATTTCTGTAGAAGTTATTTTAGGGTTTAATACTAATAGAATGTTCATTGTAATATTGATAACTTTCCTTCAGCATATTTATAAAAGTTTAATGGGTTTTCGTTATATACTTTTTTCTCTCCTTTATTTAATCTAAAGTAAGTTTCATATAAAAATAAAGCATACGTTAACCATCTTAAATCGCTACTAGTAGCTCTGTTAATAAAATATTGATATAGCTTAGTCATTTGGTTCTGTAAATCACAAATAGTGTTGAATATAACAGCATTAGTGTACAAATAAAGACCTGCAGAAAATCTTACATTATCATGCGATTTAGTGCATAAAAAGTTTATAAGAGTTTCTGTTCTTTTAAAATAAAAGTCATGGTCTTCTTGAGGTGACCTAAAGTACTTTTTAACAAATCCTAAAAAATCTAATCCTTGCTTTGAATCTGTCATTAAATACCAAGCTTCATACGTATTAAAATGAATAAGCCCTTTATCAAAATCATTACCATCTTTAAACCAGAAGGTACTATTTTTTGCAAATTCTTTAAGAGAGCTAACACGAAAATAATAATTAGATATCCAAGCATGTATCTGGTCTTTATAGTTATATTTTTTTAATTTCTTCTCTAGGCAGTACATACACACTCCAATAAAAAACCCTCACAATGGAGGGTTTTATTTAAAATAGATTAAGTTGTTGCAGAATTTGTTTAGCAGGAAGACCTTTTAATCTTACCCACTCATGCAAATCTAAGCAATATTTATACAGTCTATATGGTTTTGTAGAATTATCTACTCTATACACATCTCCTGTACTCATACATATATAACATCTACAAAACATATACACCTCTCATAGTTTTTAACTATTATAAGGGTTTATATTATATTTATTAAATAGTTTTTCTAAAGGTTTAGTTAGTTTCTTAGATTTAGGATAAACTAACTGTTTACCTGATAGTTTACATAGTTTATTAAACTGTCTCTTTGAAACTATTGGTTCCTTTAGCTTTTCTGTAGGATGTATATAAGGATACTTAGGGTATTTATAATATTGGGATAATTGGGTAAGCCATATTAGTCTTTCTTCTGTAGTAGTAAACTGTTTAAATCTTTTAAGATTATTCCATATCTTACCCTCTACTAAATTACACTCTCTACAAAGAACTCCACGAACCAAACCATTACCATTAATGATATTGGCATCAGATTTTTTATTTTTATGTTGATGGTCTAATACTGCTTCTTCTAAGGTAATAGTTTTACCACATATAGCACACTTATTACCCTGTCTGTGCAGTATTTGTTCTTTGATAGGTTTAATTTCAGTATAGGTAAGTTGTTTTATCATTTAAGTATTGAAGTCAGATTTTCTTTAATTTCAGCCAATTCTTGGGTTAAATTTTCTTGTTTAGTAGTTAAATAGGCTATCTGTTCTAATAAATCTTTATTCTCTGCAGATAGATTTTTATATCTAGTAGCTAATTCTACTACATTATCAATCTTAACTGTATCATCTTTATGTTCTTCAGTACTTTTATTACTCATTAAAGCTTTAAAGTCAGCAACAACAGTAGGAAGGCTTAAGTCTCCTAAATTAAATGCTGACCTATCTTTAATCTTCATTCTTGTTATTTTACCTGTCTTAAGGTTAAATCCCATAAGTCTAGGTAAAGGAATATAAAAAGATTCAGTATTTCTACATACATTAGGGATTAAGTACGCATACTTAGTCCAGAATTTTTTAGTTAATTGATAATTATAGATATACTTTTGTTCTGTAGTATCTGCTTCAAAATCAGTTAAATCATCTAACCAGATATAGCACATTAAACGCCATAGAGTAATAGTATAACCTTCTTGTGCAATATATCTGGTAGGATGATGTGTAGTTTGGTTAAGAGGTACAATTCTATTGTCTTTATCATATAGAGCACCTTTATTAGATAAAGCATATCCTTTATAAGGTCCATCCATGATTTCTCTTAAAGTCTCAGTTACTTCTCTATAATGAAATTCTTTAAATATATTCATAATAATAACTATGGCTAGGGTACTTGGATTTGAACCAAGAATGACAGAATCAAAATCTGTAGTGTTACCATTACACCATACCCTAAAAGATGGTGAACCATGTAGGGCTCGAACCTACGCTCCAACGATTATGAGTCGTTTGCTTTAACCAACTAAGCTAATGGTCCTTACTTGTATAGAGTCATATGTTTAATAGCAAAGACTCTTTCTAAAGTATCTGTGTCTGTTTTATCATCTCTAATAGATACAAATCTAGGATGATTTAAAGTAAACGTAGGTTTATCAAGAGATTTAATTATATCATTAAATTCTACTGTAATTACCTTACCTATATATTTACTTGGTTCCTTAGAAAATTCTATCATCTGTTTATCAGTAAAACCTGAACATTGACCTATGATAGTCTTTTCATCATTAGTAAATTCAATAGCACCTATGTACTGTTTTCTTTTACCTGTTCCTTCTGTAAAACCAGTAATGCGCATATCAGCATCTAAACATAATTTTACTTTATACTGTAGTCTAGAAGTACCATTAAAGAACATATAATTAAAGTCTTTAATAATAGCTCCTTCTAATCCTTTAGCCATAAACATATGAGCTACCTGTTTACAAGCAGCAAGACCTTTACAGTAATAAGTAGGAACTAGTTTAATATGCTTTGGTTCTTCACATTGAACCAAGACTTTAAGAGCTTCCCATCTAGCTTTATACCTAGCTTGAACAAGTTTAGGGTTATCAATATAATCCCATACAGTAAAATAAATATCTTCATAAGGAGGATTCTTACTATTTAATTCACCATTACCCTTGAATCTATTCTCTTTAGGATTATCTGCAGGACCTATGGTCCACTCACCCATATAAATGCCATCACCTAGCTCAAGTAATTCTTTCTCTAATACAGGATTAGAGTATTCCTTACCTGCTCTACTATAGAATTTAACTGTACCATTTGATACTATAGCCTCTCTATAAGAACCATCACACTTAAGCTGTGTATAGCATGGAAATGTAATGTTCTTTTTAATAACATCTTCATCATAGATACTGCATCTACAATATTTCATAATAAACTTATTCCTACATAGTACATGAATTTATCTTTAAACTCTTTAGGTAATTCTATTACTGGTTCTATACAGCGATAATTATCTTCTTGTGGGAAATAATTATGTAATACTGTATAGCAATACTCAGGGAATATATTACGTAATACATCGGTATCACTACACTTTCTAGGTATTTTTTTAATACATTCAGAGATACGTCTATTATCACATTGAATAGCTAGTAATCTAAAAAAATACTCTTTATCTTTATTTATTTCTTTATTTAGATGAATAATTTCATTTAATGTATCTTCATCTTTTGGTTCTAAGATAACATTCTTATCTTCTAAGTTATCTATAGAACCTGCATAGAAATTTCCTTTATAGTAAATAGTATTAGAACCTACTTTAAGATATAAGTCATTTAAGTTAGCTCTAACTTTAGCTTTAGCAGCTGTTATAACTGAAGTAGCTATTTGGTTACTTAATTGATATAACATACAAGATAATCTATTTAATGACGCATATGCTATTTCATACGAATTTTCCATATTTATCTTTTAAATCTCCATAAAATATCACATGAGATTTAGCTCTAGAAACTGCAACATATAATAATCTTGCAGTGGTACTAGATACTGTACAAGTACTTAAATCCTTAGCATCTATAAATACAGTGTCTACGGTACTTCCTTGAGCTTTATGAATAGTACAACTATCTCTAGGGCGTAAATCTAAGAAACCTTCTTTAATAGCAAAGTATTGATACCATTTCTTAGTTTTAGCTAAGGCTTTAAGAAGGTTTTTAACTTGATGATAGCTTTCAGGAATAGCAGTCTCAATTAACTGACCATGCCACTCTATCTCACATAAAGACAGTTCTACAGGTTGAAAACCTTCAGCTAATTGTCGCTGAACATGTCTTTCAGTAACTTTCCTAATACAGATTTCGTCTTCCGCATGTAATGTCTTATTACCAAGACAACACACAGAATTACTAATACAAAAGTCACCATCGTTGAATACCTCAGTTTGTCCTCTAATAGATTTAATATAATTATTGTAGATAACAGACATCTTATTTGTATAAGTAAGACTTCTAGCATTTTGTCCATTATTAACTACAAATTCTTTCTGATAAGCCTTTGCCATCTGGTCTTTATCATATAAATCTATGATACCCGGAACCAGTTTAATAGGGTTAAATACTCCTGTTTCCACAGTCTTCTTTAACTGAGCACATAAGTCTACTAATTCCTTATGATTAGCATTTCTCATAGGAATAGTAAGAGTATGTTCTACTAAGTTATTTTTATAAACAGGGGATAAGCCACTCTTTACAGGAGTAAGTTGATACTTATCTCCTACATAAACTAACTTACATTCATGAGTTAATTTATGAATAAAATCAAATAATTGGTTATCAACCATTGAACATTCATCAATAAAGATAACTGTTCTTTTAATTATTTGAGTTTTACCTGATGCCTTTAACTCTTCTTCTCCAGTACTAAAATTAGGTTTAACAATTAAACCTAATAAATTATGAATAGTTCTGGTATCTAAACCTGTAGCTGTTTCTAGAGCTTCTGCTGCTTTATTTGTAGTAGCTGTAAGAGCTACATCAAATGTTTTAGAACCAATAGCAGAAGCTCCTTTGTTATAGGTATTAATACCATCAGTAGCTAAATACTTAATAAGGTATGATTTACCATATCCTGCACTAGCATCAATTAAAAACTCTTTTTCATCTGATAGTAAAAAACTATAAAAGTCATTAGCTACTGCCTGTTGGTCTTTATTTAGCATTTTTAATATCCTTAATCTTAGTCTTTTTAACTCTAGGAGGTTTTAATTCTGCCTTAATCTTATAAATATCTAAAATAGCTTTTAAGATAAGTCTCTTCTCATGTGAACCAATAGAACAAATCTCATCTTTACTTTCTAGAGTAATGTTGATTGGTTTATTAGGATTAGATAAGAACTTTCTAATACCTACTTTATCTTTAATTTCTTTGTTTGGTTCAGTCTTAGTACTAAACCACTTAATTATACTTAGCATAATTGCTCCTTTTAATAAAACCAAAACAAACAAAAAAGCCCTCACTAGGAGGGCAAACTATGAGTAACATCAAAGTAGATTAATTGTAGAATCTACGATATTGATTATACCCTTTATAATTAGAAAGCTTATAGTCTTTTGCATTACATGCTACAGCTACAAACTCTAATGGTGACCAATGACCTGCATCCTTAAGTTTATTAAATAACATAATATCCTTAATAATAGAAGTAGTACCATCAAATAGTTTATGACTTACTCTTGCACATCGAGCACAAGATGCTTTGCATAAATCATCAATAGAATATGCTTTATTATTTAACTCTTCCTCAGAGATATAAGGTAAATGCCACTGACCTTCTTCTAACTTAGTAGGAGTAGACTCATCTAAAGCTTTGTGCATAGCTTTAGCTAATGTCTGAATCTCCGGTTGAGCATCTCCTGCTTCTCTTAGCATAAAGAAATTAGAGAAGTCAGTACCTGCTAATACCATATCAGAATAGGTAAAAGGTTCTAATAATCTATTAGTTACCTGTTTATGTACTCCTAAATTCATTAGGGTTTCTGCTTGTGTAGCAGCACCTAATGCAGCTAGTTTCCATGCAAGAGTAGCATGAGTTAAGTTATCACCTGTAAGCTCTTCTCCTGCAACCATACCTGACTGATTAGAACCAAAGGATTCAGGTCCCCATGGATTAGTTCTAACCTGTTCAAGGATATTCTTTACAGGATTGGCTCTAGAGCTTCTTACACAGAAGCTAAAGCATCTATGTCTAGTAATCTCTGGTAAGATAGCTCTCCAGAATCTTAACTGAAATGTAGTTAATCTCTTACCTCTAAAGATAGAATCTTTAATGATAGTTACCTGTGGAGTATGGATAATATTTAACTTATCAGTTTCTGCTAAATACTGATTAGCTAAATTACCAATATCTTTACCTTTAAGTAGGTCATTAACAATATTACGAATATCCATATTATTCCTTAATTGATTTAATAATGTCTTCTACATCTAAGGTATAAACAATCTTTAAGTACTCTACATCGTCTAAAGACTCTAGATGAGTCTTTAAGTAGTCCTTAACTGTCTCTAGCATAAACTTTAAATAAGAAGCTAATACATCATCTTCTAAAGGTTGGTTCTCATACTCTTTTAGAGCTTTAAGATATACACAATAGGTAATCTGAGTATTTCCTTTCTTTAATACCTTAGAAAAGATATTAAATAACTCAATTAAACTATACCAACCTTCAGGCATAGTTTTCTTCTTATTTAACTCAGTCTTTACTGCTTCATCTAATGGTTCTGCTGCTTTAGCGATAGCTTCTTCAACAGCATCTTTAGCACCATTAATAACACCATCCATAACCATATAGGCGATTGGATGAGACTTTTCATACTGCTTAATTAAAGCTTTATCTAAGCCACCATCTGGATACCAAATTTCTAGATTCTCATTAATGATTCTATTTAGATACCATAAAGCCTTCTTAAGGTCTTCAATACCATTCTTATTCTCATATCTTAATAGATATTTAATAGCATTACCCTGACAGAATGAATACTTCTCACAGATATCAATAGGTTCTAACACTAAGTGTTTATTAGCCATTGCATAGTGCTTTGGATTATTTACATTATCGTAGTTCATACTTACTCCATTAAAAAAGCCCTATAAAGTTATAGGGCTTAAACATAGATTATGAAAAAATCAGTTAAACTTCTTTTACAGAAATCTTACGGAAGTCCTTAAATACCTGAGATAACTCTAAAGTAAGCTTACGTGCTCTACGAGCTGCTGCCTTATTACGAGTACCTGACTTAACGGTACATAACTCTTCCTTTAAAGAAGTTGATAAATCATCAATCTTTACTAAGATTTCATTTAAGTTTTCCATACGTTAATCCTTAATTTCTAATATCTTTCCGAATAGGGGGTTTTCTCGATACTGTCTGTCTGTGTATTTAGTTACCCACATAATAGGTATCTTTCTGACTTCCTGCATAGGAGAACAACATAAGTCAGTAAATATAATAGCTGCTGTAGGTTTCTCTTGCAGTATCAAGTTTCTTACATCCTTGTAAGAAGTACCCCCTCCTGCAACGACTTCTATATTACTAAAAGGCATATCCTTTGTAAATACATCTATACGACATATTTTTGTATCAAACTGCACAAGAGTCAGTTTATCTGGATTTAAGTTTTCCTTAATAGCCTTAATCTCTGAATTAAATAACTTAATATCATCATCAGATATAGAACCAGAAACATCTAGAAAGTACATTAGATGTGTTAAAGTACCTGTATCAGAATAATCTAAACTAGGCATATATACTTTAGGATACCTTCTATTTGGTCTTCTCCAAGTATAATCTGCTTTATCTAATTGTTCTGTACAGAACTTTCTTAGGATACGTCTCCAATTTAACTTAGGTTTAACAAATTCCGTAAAGAATGTACTATATCCCTCTGCTGCTTCTATTCCTTGGTTCTTAGCCATTTGTAGGGTGCTGCCTACTTTATGGATAGCTTCAGTTTGTTCTTCCTTAGAAGATTTAACTAAATCACTTTCATAATTCGTAGGTACTTCTTTACTATGAGATAAGAGTTCATCATAGATTTCCTCTTCACTCATATCAGCGTATTTCTCGTCATAGAGGCACCCTTTAGGCATGTCCGGTGTAACTGTCCATCTACGGTTACATTGGCTCTGTATGAGCCAATTTATGTGGAAATCACATGCCATATTCCATAGCATTGGGTCTCTATCTTCCATTCTTAAAGAATGGAGTTTAGCGATGTGCCATAACTCATGGATAATAGTAAAAAACCTTTGTTCTTTAGATAAAACGTTATAAAAGAAATCAGGGTTTACTTTTAGATATACACCATTGGTACAAGCAGTAGGAACAGACTTATCTAGCTCAATCTCTAAATTAAACAAGAAAGACCCAATGAAAGCTAGATTAGGTTCTTTTATGATTTTAATAGCTAGATTATCCAGTTTTTTCTTTAGGTCTTTATCTTCCATTAGAAATTATCTCCTTGAGCATCAATAATATTGGCTCCTAATTTCATTAATGCTTTAGTAAACTCAGGTAGAGTTATTAATGATTTATCTCTAGCATTAATTGCTTTTAGATATAGGTTCATTAAAGGAGAACTATCATATCTATCTAAATAAGTAATAAATGCTTTAAGATTCTTCTTGGTAGTCTGACTAATAAGTGCTGCTGTAATAGCATACTTTAAGTTATTCTCTGAACCATCAAATAATTTAGCTTCTTGAGGGTTCTCAGCAATAGAAGATACTTTAGGTAACTTATCAAATACTTTAATAAAAGATACTAAGTCAGCAGTAACCTGTGAGCTGATAGTACCATTTAAAATTTGAGTATCTAATTCATCTAAATGTTCTTTACCCTTAATAATCTTATTAGCAAATTCATATGTTCTAGGACAAGCATATGTTTCTGAACCTTCTGCCTCTGGGTCAAAGGTACAGAACTTATCTCTATTAAAAGATAAGAAGGCTAATAATCTTGGGTCATATTGCTGAGGATAACCAATCTCATTGAACCAAGAATCAATATCAGGTCTCATATTGATATGGATTAAACGAGAGGTTAATGCTGTACCCATTTCATTAACAATAGCATTATCTTCACTTCTATTAGAAGCACAGACAATAGCACATTTAGGGTGTAGCTTATATAAACCTACTTCTCTATCTAGTACCAATTTATAAGCTGCTGCTAGTACACTTCTAGGAGCAGATTTAAACTCATCTAAGAATAAGATAAATCCTTTCTTACCCTTTGGTACTTGAGTAGTTTCAATAGGGAAACAGTTAAAAGGTACAAACTTAGCTTCAGTATCTGTAAGCTTAGGTAATCCTGTTAAATCTGTTACATCACAAGTAGATAGTCTTACATCAATTAGCTCACAGTTATATTCTTGAGCAATTTGCTTAACTATCTGAGATTTACCAATACCCGGTTGAGACTCTACTAAAGGAACCAATCCCTTAGATAAAACTCTCTTAATCATTTCTTTGGCTTGTGTTGGTGTTACTGTAATATCTAAACTCATAATGTTACTCTTTTTTAAAAAAAATAACCCTCCTAAGCTTTCGCTTAGAAGGGTCAATCAATTAGGACTTAAGTGACTATAATTATATTTTAATCTTCATTAAAATCTAATTCTTTAAATTTAATATCATCATATTCTTCATCTGGTTCATCAATATAATCAGATATAGTATCTTCATCTATTAGTAAGTTGTATTCATCCATTTGAATATCCTATTTAAAGTGTCTTTAATAATAAAATGAATATCAGTGTCTATTGGGTATGTATTTTCTATAACTTCAGTATTATTTAATACAATACTAACGTTATCTTTTACATATATTTCATAACCACCATAACAACATTGAAAGGTTGCATGTCGTTTTAAATATTTAATAGACTCTCTGAACTTCTTTTTATTATCTTTATCTAAATTAAACATAAGATTCTCTTTAGGGCAAAGCCCACAACAAAAGTAACAACTAACTTAAAGCATACTCACTATTTAAAATAGCTTCACTTAGGTCATAAGGTTTAATCCAAGTAGCCTCAATACCTATTTGTTTAAGCAAGTAATTAAGTAAATTAGACTTACTTACTTCATACATTAAGTTAATATATTGCTGTCTTAAATCATTACCATAATTAGGTAAGATTCTAAAACAATCATGGATAGGCAGTATTTCAAAAGACTTAGTAGGTAAATTATCTACTAATTTCTTTATTGGTTCTTTATCAATTAATTCTATGTTATCTGAATATAAATACTTTAAGATTCTTGCAGATAAGAATCCTGTTTCTTTATATAGATTCCATAGGGTATTAACCATTTGATTATCTTCTTCTGTTCCTCTGCACATTAGAGAGTTATTAAGAATATCTTTAACTCTTTGTACTTCAGAACCAAAGTTACATCTAGTAACCATTTCTCTTACTACCATTCCATCTAAGGAATGAATTAAGTTAGCTCCTAGAGACCTACCTGTATCAGTAGGCTTTTGTACCTTTGTATAGAATTTATAATCAACACCATCAAAGTTTATAGTATGTTCTACTAAGTCTTTTACTTTAATGTGTACATGGAAATTATCTGGTAATACCCATGTATATTCATCTGCTGTAGGATTCCATGCAGGACCTGATAAGAACTTATTAAGTTCCCATACTTCAGGCATCATTTCTGACATGGTCTCTTCAAACTGTTCAATAGCTTTAGGGAATAGCTCTTTAGGTTTAGCCTTGCTACCATATAAACTTGTCATAATAGCTTTCTTAACTTGGTCTCTAGTAATTAGACCTAAGTTACCACACTTCTCTTTCATATGATTAAATACAATGGTATAGCTATCAGCTCTTGAACCAATGTTAATAACATTACATAATTCAGCTGCTTGCTTATCTCCTGTAAGAATAGCTAACCACTGAGTACCTGATGCAGTAGCATCTAAGGATATACCATATCCTATTGGCTCTCCTCTCTGTACTGCTCTTAAAGCATCTACAGAGGCAGCATACATACATGGACTATCCGCTTTATTCTTAAAGCTTTCTAAGTCCTTATCATTATCTTTAACCCATTGGATACGTTTATCCCATGGCTCTTTATCTAGTCCAAAGTTGTTAGCAACATCAATTAAAAGATATTCTAGTCCAGTAAATTTCTGCATATAAACTCCTATAGTCTTTAGTGCAGTTATCGCCACTATTGGCATTTTAAGTAAAATCAGAATTTCGTAGTTGAAACTCTGATTTTTATCAGATAGGTTTTAGTTTTCAATGATTTCTTTATGGCTAAAGTTGATTAAGCTCTTACCATAATCATTACTCTGAATATTAATATGATAACCTTGAGAGTAACTTCTTCCTCTCTTATCATATTTCCATGTTAGATAGAATGTTCTATCTTTATAGCAAGTTAATATCTCTTGCTGAGCTAGATTAAATCTATCAAACATTTGTTTATTCATTTGATTAGCCATATCACATGACCATTCATTATGGTTATTTAATACAGCATATTTATTAAGTTCTAACTTAATCTTATTTTCTTTATTGATGTAGTCTAAATTTACATCATCATTGGTTCTGTTATTCTTTAAGATGATACCTGTATTTAATTGTAGGTAATATCCATCTTGTTTATTGTTCTTTATCTCCTTTGGTTCAATTAACATAGGTAAAGGATAACAGTACATATCTAACTTCTTTTGTTCTTCATCACTGACTAAGAATTTAGTAACAAACTTATTACCATTGAAGTCTATAAAGTCTTCAACAGTAGCTTTTGTTAAGAAGTCTGCTAAACCTTGTTCATCAGGTATAGTGTTATACATTAGACCTGCTAAAACAGAAGGAGAGCATTGCTTATATAACAATAAAAAACCTAGCAATTTAGCTAGGTGTTCTTTATTTAATTCAGTATCAGCATCTTGCACTATTGCTTTACCTAGTTCAAATAATCTAGGTAATAGCTGATATTTATTAGATAACTGTTCTATACTTATTTCTTGGTTTATAAACATTTATAACCTTCTATGTATTTCTTAACTATTTCTTCTGTTGGTTCCTTAATATTAAATGTAGAACTACATTTATATTTAGGAAGATAAATATATTTCCTATTACTAAGAATAGAAGTGCAGTTAAAAACAGGTTTATTATATATAACTGCTTCTACAGGAAATTCAGACATAGATTCATCATCATTAAAATATACTAAGCCTTTCTTATTTAGATAGATTTTAAGATACTCATCTGTTCTAAATATTCTAAGAGTAGGAAGACCTTCTATAGCTATATAAGTAACAAAATTATTATCTAAGCTAGGTATTCCTATGCTTTGTACTTTATAGCCGTATTCTACAATATATGCTTTAACAAGCATTTAAACCCTCCAGAAATGCTTTAACATTTTTCTCAGTTGGTTCATCAGGAAAATCAGTACTAAGTCCTAAGTATGGTACATATATTCGCCAATTACCATAATGTTCATATAACACAGCTTTAGGAACCAATAATCCTCTATCAGAATATAGATAACCTTCTACTACATCTGCTGATACATCAAATGTTTTACCGTCTACTAAAGAGTATCCTGAAAAACCATTTGATTCCGTATTAAGAGGACATACAGTATATACACCTGTATTTAAGGATAGTATAGCAATATAAATTACTCTACCATTCCATTGTCTTACTTTACAGTTTATAAGCATTTCATAGCTTCCCATAGTTGAGTTACTTGTTCAGCACTATTATTAGTACCTATATTTATTGGGTCTAATACGTGGTCACAGTCATAGAGCCAACCTTTTAAATATGCAAATACTGGAGTGCTATTCTTTAGATATACATATCCATTTTTAGATATACAAGCATATATCTCTATTCTATCAGGCATACGTATAGCCCTTGTACCATGATAATCTTTATAATTAGTTAAAATGATACAGCTTTTATATTTATTATCTTCTATGAAGATATAGGCTGGTAATCGTTCCATAATTCATGACATCTTCCTGTGTTATGTACTGCATATCTTTTTCTATAAAATTTAATTACATAGGGATATGAACTATCTCCAATAAATTTTATAAGAGCAGGAGCATAGCTTCTCAGCGTCTGCTTCTGCTCTTTTATGCAGTATTTTGTTTTATTTGTAGTAGTTTTATTTATACAGTAATAAAGATTAGATTTATGTAACCTAATCTTTATAGATTGTACATATGTTAGTGAGGTCTTATCTTTACGACCACACCATGATATAAAACATGCTTCATACATACCACCACTCCATGGTAAGTACAATAATAGTAGCTATAGCAATGATTGCTAAACCTATGTTTTCCTGTGTATCTATCTTCATTTATTCACCATCTAAATTATATAGCCAACTAAGAGTTTCTTTTTTAACTAAAGTTGTTTTAAGCTTTCCTAAACACAATAAAGATAATATTTTTCTTTGAAGTCTTTCTTCAGGAAGTGCTTTTAGATATTTATATTGAGCTTCTGTAAACTCAACATTATAAGTTTCAGTAAATCCTAAATAATCTAATATAATTTGACTTGGTTTATCTAAAATAAAATAGATAAAATCATTACCTTTACCATCATTTAACGCTGTTAACATTATTCCTCCATTGGAATATATCCTAAGGCTTTATAGTGTTCTACCTTTTGTAATAATTTATCTAATTGTGTAGAGGTAGCACACCATGTCAAACCTACTACATCTAGTTCTTTTTCAATAAAGTACTCTAGTAGATTTATATCTCTAGGTACTTTAATCTTATAGAGACTACTTTCTATTTGTACAATTTCGTCTCTATCTTTTAAATACACATCAATAATCATAAAGTTATACCATGTTTAGATAGGTATTTATCTATTTCGTAATAATCATCATCATATACATCTATATCTTTATATAGTTTCTTAAAGCATCTTTTCAGACAGTCTTTATCTTCTTTATGCTTATCAGTCATATAAATTAGATATAGTCTTTTAGACACTTTATGTGTCCATAGAATCATATCTAATTCTGGACAATAAATTAAATGTCCTACTTCTTTAATAATTGTTTCTTTTGTTTGATTTACTTGGTTCTCAAAATGATTAATCATATTAATCATGATATTATCTAAATTATTCATTTGTATCTCCTGAACTATGTAATCAAAAAATAAAAGGGAGGATTTCTCCTCCCATTGGCTATTAGAAGTATCTACGTAAAGGTAGCTTATTAGTAGGTTGTTCTGCTAATGGAGTACTCTTACCTCTACGATAAATACTCTTACCCCAAGCTAAATGCTGTCCTTCCTCAAGAGGAATACCGTAACTTGCTGCTACCTCATCCTCAATAGGAGCTTCTAAGCTTGTCTTACTTTCTCCGGGTTGTAACTCCTGCATAATTGCAAGAGTCTCCTTATTGTCTTGTCTAAGCAGGTTTCTTACCCTGCTTACTAATGAGGTACCCGTGATTTCACCAGTAACTTTTAGTAATCCATCTAATGGCACACCGTTTAAATCAGGATTACTAAATGTTTGAATAATTGAGATGCTGTCACCATCTCTTTCGTAAAGACATACTACGCTATTCATCCAATATTCTGGAATAGTACGATTAGCAGTTGAATTAGAAGAATTGTTAGTTGTAATGGCTGAATTATTAAACATAATAAAATTTCCTTAGTAAGAATTAACAAAACCCACAATTGGGCACAAACGAACTAAATGAACTCTAAACCTCTTAGAGCCCATAAAAGGCGAAGCCTTATATTAATTCGTCTATAAGACGTGTTGATATTTCGGTAGTACTTCGGTATTACACTATCGAGACAGTGTTTCGTTAGTGTTTCGTTAGTGTTATTTAAAAAATAAAAAGGGACCGAAATCCCCTTAAATTATTATTTACCTTTGAGTTCAGAATCAATCTGAGCAAGGAGTTTCTTACTCTCAGTACCCATATCTTGGGCGAGATACTCATTAAGACGAGCTGCCCCTACAACAAGGGCACGAGATGAAAGGCTAATTGCAGCAGCAGTATATCCTACTGCTTCTATTACCTTTGAACCAGAAGCTCTGAGAGTACTGAATGATTGTTTTACAGCCATGATAAATCTCCTATTTAAGCTGAAGAGGCAACATTACCTCATATAAGGCAAAGCCTTGTATAAAAGTGTCAGTGTAGGTGTCATACATGGGGGGGGATACCTTCAATAACCCCTTCACCTACCCCAATACACTGCACTTATAATAATTTTTTGAAATTTCTAAATGCGTATAATATTTTATATACATTAATAAATGACTAATGAAGAACCAATGAAGGAATAAGTAATAAAGAATAGAAAGACAATAAGAAAGAAGAAAGAGAAAGAAAGAACCAAAGAAAGAGATAGAAGTAAGAACAAAAGAAAGACTAGAAATCTATACCCACCCGCCACCCCTTATTATATATATATAGTATAATAAAAACAATGCTAATTATTTAAAGGAGTATTAAATGAGTGATTTAACAGTAGAAATAGTTAAGAAGGTAATGCCAGGTAGGTTAAGAGGAGCTATTACTCAAGAGCTAGTAGATAAGATAAATACTATTAGTACCGACCCAATATTAACAGATGAAATTAAAAAGAACTTCCTCGGTTATACTGGTATATTACAGGATGGTAAGTATAAGACAGAAGATTATCTTAATGCTGTAGTTTATGTTAGTTATAAACTAATGGGATATTCTAATATAGATTCTTATATAAAGACCTTCCCTCAAAGATATCAAGTATTAGTAAGTAAGGGTCTACCTCAGAAAGATATAGCTGCTTATGTAACAGCCTACAACAGAGGTAAGCTAGTTAATAAGATATTAGAGCAAACCTTGGTTCCTACATGGGTATTGAACCAAGATATATATCAGAAAGCTATTAATACTCAAGCAGCTTTACTAAATAGTAAGAATGAGAAAGTAAGGTTCATGGCTGCTGATAGTATCCTTACCCACTTAGCTAAACCAGAGAAAGCTGGTCCTTTAGTTAATATAGAAATGAGCCAGAATACAGGTATTGAAGATTTAAGAGAAACCTTAGTTAAATTAGCTGAAGTACAACAGAATTTAATTAAGCAAGGTAAAGCTACTACTGAACAGATAGCAGAACAAAAGATTATAGAGGCTGAGATAGATTAATGGAACTAAAGAAACAATCATTAGACACATGGTTAGATAATGTAGATTATCAAGACTTAGCTACTGGTTCATATGTTCCTAGTACTTTCTCTATAGGATTTATGAACTTTATTAAGTTAGTTAATGGTGTACAAGGAGAAAGTAATAAGACTCCACCTGTACACCTTAAGATGCTTGATAAGCTAGCAAGTCCTAGTCAATATGTAGCTAATTTAATCTTCCGTGGTGCAGCTAAGACTACTTTATTTATGGAGTATTTAACTCTATATCTAGCAGTATTCCATGAACTACCTTATCTAGGTGAAGTAAGTGGAATGATATATGTAACTGATTCTATTGAGAATGGTGTTAAGTCTGCTAGAAAGAATATTGAGTATAGATATGAAAACTCAGAGTTCTTAAAAGAACAGTTACCTGTAGCTAGATTTACAGATACTTATATAGAGTTTACTAATAAAGCAGGACACCAGTTAGCTGTTAAGCTATATGGTGCTACTACTGGTATCCGTGGTACTAAGATATATGGTAAAAGACCTACACTATGTATCCTTGATGACTTAATGTCTGATGAAGCATCTAAATCTAAAGTAATTCTACAGTTAATTAAAGATACTATCTATAAAGGTGTAAACCATGCTTTAGACCCAACAAGAAGAAAGGTTATCTTTAATGGTACTCCATTTAATAATGAAGACCCATTGGTAGAGGCTATTCAATCAGGTGCATGGGATAGTAACGTATACCCTGTATGTGAGAAGTTCCCTTGTACTAGAGAAGAGTTTAGAGGAGCATGGTCAGATAGATTTACTTATGACTATATTAAAAGTCAGTATGATGTAGCTCTATCTACAGGACAACTAGCTTCCTTCTATCAAGAGCTTATGCTAAGACTTACATCTGAAGACTCTAAGCTAGTAGCTTATAATGAGATTAGATGGTATAAAAAATCTGTTTTACTTTCAAATAAGAACTTTTATAATTTTTATATCACAACAGATTTTGCTACATCAGCAAAACAATCTGCTGACTATTCTGTAATATCCGTATGGGCTATCAATAGTAATGGTGATTTCTTTTGGGTTGATGGTCAATGTAAAAGAACCACTATGGATAACAATATTGATAAGCTATTCCAATTAGTCCAAAAATACCAACCACAGGCGGTAGGTGTAGAGGTAACTGGACAACAAGGTGCTTTTATACAATGGTTACAGAAAGAGATGATGCTAAGGAATATATGGTTCTCATTTGCTACCTCAGGTAACAATAATGCACCCGGTATACGTCCTGTAGCAGATAAATTATCAAGATTTAACTTAGTAGTACCTTGGTTCAAAGCAGGTAAGTTTTATTTCCCTGAAGAAGATAAAGACAATGCTATCTTAAAAGAAGGAATACAAGAAATAAACCTTGCTACATCAGATGGGTTAAAAGGAAAAGATGATTTCTTAGATACTATATCTATGCTTGCTTATATGAAGATTTGGCGACCTTCAGAAGCTCCTATACCTAAAGACCCAGATAATGGCGGTATCTATGATGAGACAGAACCAGAGGAAGATACTAATAGACTGGAATCGTATATAGTATGAAGTTATCAGAAATCCTTACTTTAGTATTATATAGAAATGTATTAAACACTTGCTATGTAGATAGTAAGACTAAACAATTTAGTGCTGATAAACTACCAGCTATTATTACATTTCTAAATGAAAGTCTATTAAAGCTATATAGTAAATTTACTTTAAAGGTGGATTCAATTTGGGTTCATTTACAAGAGAGTAGAGTAAATTATCCTTTAACAAAAGAGCATATCATACCTAATTGGGAAGAACCATCATATGATAAGTATCTATGGAAAGGATTTGAAGAAACATTTAAAGATGATGTTATAAAGATATTAGATGTATATGATAATAAGGAAAACAAACTTCCTATTAATGACCCAGAAGAATTAATGTCAGTATATACACCTATGTATAACATTTTAGAAGTATCTTCTAGGTTTCCTACTCAAGTACTTAATGTAACTTATCAGGCGGCTCCTGATAAGATTGTATATAGCCCAGAACATGATACTGAAGTATATCTACCTGATTTACTTGTAGGAGCTTTAGTAGCTTACACAAACTATTTAATCTTTGCTTCTATTGGTTCTCCTGCATCTATGCAGCAAGCTCAAGTATTCTTAACTGAATATCAAAATCTTGTAGAAGAGTTAATAGAAACAGATTCCATTAATCCTCAGTATTCAACTAATACAGAGAAGTTTTATAAAAGAGGATGGTGCTAATGTATTACAAGCAACCTTATGGAGACCCTACTGCTTCTGTTGAAGTAGATAGAGCATTGGGTGTCTCTTATACAGTTGTTAAAGAAGTATATAATCAGTTAGATTTATTAAAGTCATATAAAGAATCATGGACTGCTCTAGCTGATTATGATAAGTCTTTAAAAACTTTAAACACTACTCTTAATACTATATCTAATGCTAATAAGCTTGGTACCTTTATAGGTCATGATATGGGTAGAGTAGGCGTAGAACCAACTAAAGAAATGTTTACAGGTGAGAACTTTGCATCTGCTTTGACTCGTAGTTGGGATAACATTAACAAAGTAGCAGATAATATTACTGATGTTAATAGAATAGCTTTATATCTTAACTGTATTAAAGCTTTAGCTTATATTACAGACCAAGTAGAAAAGACTGCTAATAATGTAGATGCTATTAAAGAGCTTAACTCTAATTTTGATGTATTTAATAGAGTTTACCTAAACTTACAAGAAGTTCTTAAAGTAGAAGGTAACTTAGATATTATTACATCTGTTAATACTGCTATTGATACTTATGCAGATATACAGGCTAATATTGAAGTATTCCAGCATGTGCATGAATACTTACATACCTTAGCTGCTATTAATGCTAACTTATCTATCTATGAGAAAGCTAATCTTAATCTTAAAACTTACCTAGAGATTCTTGAGTTTAGATATGAGATTACTAATCTATCAGATAATATCAATAACATTAAGACTGCTGCAGAGATAGTAGAAGAGCAGAAAGACTTAGTACAGAAGTTTACTACATTATTAACTATTAAAGATGATATTACTAATGTAAGTGATATATCAGAAAGCATTAAAACATTAAGTGAAAATACACCATTGTTTAATGTTCTATATGATAACTTATCAACATATATTAGTGCAGTACAGAACTTAGATTCTATTAAAGAATGTAACTTAAACCGTGAACCTTTATTAAATTCTATTAGTGAAGTTAAGAAGCAAATGGCTAAGGTTACTTCTGATATTAATACTCTGTATCCTTATATGGACCAGACTACTAAGTTCATTGATACTTTTAATAGTAACCTTCCTTCTAATGCTCTATTAACAGACCAAGACAACAGAATTAATGTATTACTTGGTTCTATTAAGAAAACTGACTTAGATACATATACTCAAGAGTTTACAGCTCCTTCTAATGGTTGGTTTGTTAATTACTATTATGGTGAAACCAAACCAAATACAGAAGATATTGAAGCTGAAATACAGGAATCTATTACTAAACGAGACATTACTGTAGTACTTAAGTTAAAGAAGCCTCAGGGATACTTTGATGATAACATGCAGTTATATGCAGCTAAGGGTACTATTCTTACTATTTCTGCTAAGAACTTAAAATCATTAACAGGTAAAGTACAGTTTATTAAAGAAGCAGGAGATGAGTAATGGATAATCAAGTAAAACAAGACATTAAAACTACTCTCTCTAATCAAGAGATTGAACCAATAGGTGTATATGACTTTAGGTTACGTCAAGCACATACAGCAGATATACCTAAATTTAGAGGATTATCTGGTCAGCTAACTATTAACCCAGATGATAAGAATAGACTATCTGTATGGAAAGGTACTGAGTTAGGTCAGAAAGAGGATGTTCCTTTTATATCTGATTTACAGGATGGCTCTATTGCAGCTAAGTTTAAGTATGTAGATGAAAACATTGTACGTGCTGATATATCAACAAAGACATATGTTATTGACCCTACAGTAAGTCATAGATTCTTCTTTAATGTAAATACACCTAATATCTTATTTAAGTTTGCTGATACTTTTAATAAGCAGTCATGCTTAACAATTATTCTATACTTAACTAATATCAAAGAAGGAACCAAGTACACTTTTGATACTGCTCAAGTAGATTGGTTAGGTGATGTATCTAAGCTAGACTCTAGTATTGGTGCTTTAAATATAGTTACCCTATCATTTAATGGAACCAGATGGGTAGCATATAGCTTAGATAGAACTATTAATGATAGATATACCTTACGTTCTGTAAATGAGGCTATAGTATCTAATTCTAGATTACTAGGTTGGTTCTTACCTCAGGGTTCTACAAATGGTGAAATATCTGATAAGTATGCTTCTAAGACATCTATTCCTGATTTATCTGATGAAGACTTAAATAACATTGCTAGAGTATCTGCTTCTATTTATGATGTTATTGATGTATCTGCAGGATTAGAAGATATACATATCATTGAAGACTACTTAGAAGTTATTAAGAAATGTGCTAATAGCATTGATAATATTAATGCAGTAGTGCCACACATCTATACATTAGCTTGGATTAATTCTCATATAGAGATTATGACAGCTATCCAAGAGAACAAAGACAATATTAATATTGTTGGTTCTAATATTAAGAGTGTTAATACTGTAGCAGATAACATTGATATTATTAAAAATCTTAATACAAACTTACCTGCTATTACATTAGTTAATTCTTATAAAGATACTGTAATTAACTTATCAGCTAATACTGATAGTATTCAAGCTATTAATGATAACTTAGATACTATTAAGACCATCAATACAAACATAGAACATGTAAATACTGTAGCTGGTTCTATTAATAACGTTAATACTACAGCTACTAATATTGATGTAATTAATAATTTAGGATTATCTATAGATAATGTTAATGCTGTATATAAAGCATTACCTCAGATTATAAATACTGTTAATAATATGGATAATATTACTAATATCGGTAATTATATTAATAAAGGTATTATGCTTCGTACTGAGCTTAAAGACTCTTTAACTAATCTATATGAGTCTACTGATGCTAATAAGTTATACTTAGTACCTGCATCTATGACTGAATCTATTTAAGGTGGTATATGTCTAAATTTAAAGTAACTAATCCTGATGAACCAATCGAAATTGATTTATATCAGGATATTCCTTCTAAAGACCCTGATACAGGTATAGACCAAGTAGATGGTGAAGGTAATATTCTTGTTAAGAGATATGTTACCCGCTCTATTAATTCTAAAGGTATTGCTAATATTAAGAATGCTTTACCTCAGATTAATACTAATAAAAAAGCTATTGCTGTATTAGATAAATATGCTAAGGATAATGTAGCATCTATTACTAGTGATATTGGTTCTATTAATGATAATCTGTTAGGTACTCAGACTGATTTAAGTGATTTAACTCAGACTGTTAGTGTTCTTCAGGGTAAAATTAATGGTATTCAGGGTATTGATATTGATGTTGTTCAAGCTGATGTTGATGCTCTGAAGAAGTCTGCTTATTTAATTACAGGTGGTGTATTAAAGGGTGATGTATCTATTCAGACACCCAACACAGCAGTGCTTACTTTAACTCCTTCTGGTTCATCATCTTATGCTTCATTTTCTACTAATAATGATGTATTAGATTGTACTACCACATGGGGTAAAGTATTTAAAGTATCAAAAGAAGGTAAATACTTCTATGGTTTAGCTGATAAAGCTACTCAAGATGCTTTAGGTCAAAATATTGCTGATAACTACATTAAAGCTATTACAGGTGCTAATGCTACATTAACTATTACTAAGGGAGCAGGTACTACTTCTACCCTTAGCATTAATAATGTATTACAAGCACAGAAAGCAATAGCAGATAAGAATAATAATGATATTGCTACTACATATGCTACCAAGGTAGAAAACACTTCTAATCTAGCTTCTGCTAAAGCATATGCAGATACTAAAAAGAATGAAGCTATTACTAGTGCTAATAGTTATACAGACCGAGAGAAAGCTAAGTATCTGCCTTTAACAGGTATAGCTGCCCATGCTAAATTAGCTGATAAAGCTACAACAGCTACAAATGCAGACCATGCCACAAGTGCTGGTAGTGCAACTACAGCTACTAATGCTACTCATGCTACATCAGCAGATAGTGCTACTAATTCGGCTTCTGCAACTAAAGCTAGTCAAAATGCGTCAGGTCATGCTTTAGCTAATACTATTGTTAAAGCTATTGCTATTAATGGTAGAACCATTACAGTAACTAAGCTAGATGGTACTACTTATGCACTTACAACACAGGATACAAACACAACCTATTCAAAAGTAAGTCAATTTACTAATGATAGTGGTTACATCACTAATGGTCATAATTTTGCATCAGGTGTTATAGTATCAGGTTATACAATTACAGTAGGTTAAACTATGGCTAAATATAAAGTAACTAATTTAGATGCTCCTATAGAAGCAGATTATTGGGTAGATATTCCAATTAGAGACCCAGATACCAATAAAGATATGGTAGATGAGGAAGGCAGAATCTTAGTACAAAGACATGTTACTAGAACTGTTAAACAGAAAGAGTATCAAAGTATTGTAAATAAAATACCTACTTATGATAACTTAGTAACTTCTTATAATACTTATGTAACAGAGAATAATAAACAAGTTAAATTAATCTCTGAGATGGCTACTACAGCTACTAATAATGTAACTAAACTTACAGAAACAGTTAACAATCATGACTCTCAAATACATGCTTTGTATACTAAGATTAATGCTATACAAGGTATTGATATAGATGATTTTAAGTTAGTAACTGAAACTAATATTAAGAATATTAAGAATAGTTATCTACCTTTAGCAGGAGGTACTCTTACAGGTGCTGTTATTATAAATAATAACCTTACAGTTACAGGTACAATTACTTCTACATTTCATGGTAATCTAACAGGAAATGTAGTTGGTAATGTTACAGGTAACATTACTGGTTCAGCTAAATCTGCTACTAACGATAGTAGTAATAGAAATATAGTTAATACCTATGCTCTTAAAGGTAATTACCCTGATAGAATTAAATTTGGATGGGATACTACCCATAAAAACTATGTAAATGTTACAGTAGGTGTAACTACATGGGGACTTATTACTACAGGTAATATTAGCTCTCAATCTGTAAATCATGCTAAAACATCTGATAAGGCTAATAGTGCAGACATGGCTAAAAAAGCTACTTCAGCTGATTATGCTACCAATAGTACAAATGCTGTTAATGCTACTGCTGCTGTTAAAGCTACTCAAGATGGAACAGGTGCTACTATTACAGATACTTATGTTAAGCGAACTTCTGCTCAGACTATATCTGCTCAGCATAACTTTAGTAATGGTGTTAAAGTATCAGGATACTTAATAACAATAGGATAAGATAATGGCAACTATTAAAATTCCTTATGGTGGTACTACTTATCCACTGTATATGCAGAGTAACAAAATTACTACACCTAGTATTGTGGTAGCTGGTCAAGGTTACATACCTTTATACCAAGGAGGTAATATAGGTGACCCTGTTTTATATGGAGGAGCTCATGTATTAAAAAAAGCTCCTATGAAAGTAGCAGGTAAGGGTACTTGGTATAGACCTACTTGGTATCATGCTCGAATAGGCAGTGCTACTTGTGATGTTTACTATAAAGCTACCCATATATTACATGAGGGTACTCAGCAAGTAAGTGTATGTACTAATTATAATCAATATGGTGTATGTATATCTTGGGGTAATCAGACTCAATACAGATACTATTGGGATACTAAAAGTAATATTCATATTAATAACTTCGCTATTACTAATGGTGATATGCGTATAGTAATGAGTAACTTTACTTGTAATGGTCATAATGTATTAAATACATGGGCTGGTTGGTATAGTGCTAATAGTGTCTGGGGTAGCTGGACAACAAAACGTTGGACTAACTATCCAGGTCAAGTGGGTTATACTTTAAACACATCAGCTTCTGGTTCTTATTCATTAC